AATTCTGTATATACAGACTGCTCAGGAAGAACTTAAAGAATTTTTAGATGAGAAAGAGACGTAAAAAGAATGGACCTGTTAGGTCTAAGAAGGTTGTGTTTGACGGCATAACCTTCGCCTCTGGTTTAGAGAGGTATATGTATCAAGCTCTTAAGAAAGCTAAAATAAAAGCTAAATACGAAGGTGAAACATTTACTTTGATAGATGGGTTTGAATTTGAAGTTGATAGTTACGAAAGACAATCTAATGGAAAAGGAGAATTTAAAGACAGAGGAAATAAAAAGATATTACCAATTAAGTATACACCAGATTTTGTGAATGAATGGTTTATAATAGAGTGTAAGGGTCGAGCGAACGAAAGTTTTCCAATGAGATGGAAACTGTTCAAGAGATTAATTAATAAACAACGACCGTATGTAACTTTATATAAGCCTCAAAACCAAAAGGAATGTGATCAGGTAATAGAATTAATAATTAAAAATAAATAATATGAATTGGGAATTTAGTGTAGGATTTTATCCTGGTGTACTTTTAGGTTTTAGAAGCTATACCGAACGTAATAAAAATAACCATGTAATGTATCTACCATTTGTAGATTTTTGTTTAACAATATTTAAAAGAAAGAGAAAATAATGAAAGAGATTAATAGTAACATTTTATCTGATATTACTGTTCATATGAAATATGCTAAATACGTTCCTGAGTTAAATCGTAGAGAGACTTGGAAAGAATTAGTGGATAGAAATATGGCAATGCATATCAAGAAATACCCAAAGTTGGAGGTTGAAATAAGACAAGCGTATAGTTATGTATACACTAAAAAGATATTACCATCTATGAGAAGTTTACAGTTTGCTGGAAAGCCAATTGAAATCTCTCCTAATAGATTATATAATTGTTCTTATTTACCTGTTGATAGCTTAGATGCGTTCAACGAGATAATGTTTCTATTGTTATCAGGATGTGGAGTCGGATATTCAGTCCAGCAGCACCATATAAAACAATTACCAACAGTAATAAAACCGTTTTATAGAAGATCTAGGCGGTTCGTTATAGGTGATTCAATTGAAGGCTGGTCAGATGCCGTAAAAGTACTAATTAAGTCTTACCTTGGAGAGAAAAAATCTTCAAGAATAATATTTGACTATACAGATATTAGACCTAAAGGTGCGAGGTTGGTGACATCAGGTGGTAAAGCACCTGGTCCACAACCGTTAAAAGAATGCTTAATTAAAATTGAAGGTATTCTTGAGGCGAACGAAGACGGTGACGCATTAACATCACTAGAAGTACATGATATTATATGTCACATAGCTGATGCTGTGTTAGCTGGTGGTATTAGACGAGCTGCTTTAATCAGTTTGTTTACCGCTACTGATGACGACATGATATCCTGTAAGTCTGGTAATTGGTGGGAAACTAATCCACAAAGAGGTAGATCAAACAACTCAGCTGTTTTAATGAGACACAAAATAACTAAAGAGTTTTTTATGGACTTATGGAAAAGAGTTGAATTATCTGGGGCTGGAGAGCCTGGCATATATCTTAACAATGACAAAGATTGGGGTACAAACCCTTGCTGTGAGATAGCGCTTAGGCCTTTTCAGTTCTGTAACCTTTGTGAAGTTAATGTATCTAATATTAAAGATCAAGATGATTTAAATAATAGAGTTAAAGCTGCAGCGTTTATTGGAACGTTACAAGCTGGATATACTGACTTCCACTATCTTAGAGAAATATGGAAAGAAACAACAGAGAAAGACGCTCTTATAGGTGTGTCAATGACAGGAATAGGGAGTGCCGCTGTGCTCCAAATGGATATGAAGGCAGCTGCAAGTATCGTGAAAAAGGAAAACGCAAGAGTATCAAGCCTAATAGCGATTAATTCATCAGCTAGGTGTACAACTGTAAAACCTGCAGGGACGACATCTCTGGTCCTCGGAACATCTTCGGGTATTCATGCTTGGCATAATGATTATTATGTCCGTAGAATGCGCGTGGGGAAAAACGAGGCTATATATACATATCTTAATGCTGAGCATAATGATTTAATTGAAGACGAGTTCTTTAGACCTCATGATACAGCTGTTATTTCCATACCACAAAAATCACCTGAAGGTTCAATACTAAGAACTGAATCACCGTTTGATACTCTTGAAAGGGTAAAACGTGTTGCACAAGAGTGGATACAACCTGGTCATAGAAAAGGTAGTAATACTCACAACGTGTCAGCAACTATATCTTTAAAAGAGAACGAATGGAAAAAAGCAGGTGATTGGATGTGGGAGAATAGAGAATATTACAATGGATTATCTGTATTGCCTTATGATGGTGGTACATATACACAAGCTCCGTTTGAGGACATTGACGAAGCTAAATATAATAAAATGTCTAAAGTATTATCTAACGTTGATTTAACGAAAGTTATTGAAGCTGAGGATAACACAGATCTATCAGGTGAGCTTGCTTGCTCTGGTGGGTCATGTGAAGTAGTTTAATTTAATAAAATATAAAATATGAATTTAGAAGAATTATTTGGAACAATGAAAAATGAAATGGAAAGTGCTGAAATGGAAGTTATGAAATTTAGTACTGGAAACAAGTCAGCGGGAACTAGAGTTAGAAAGCATATGCAGAATATAAAGACTGTAGCCCAAAACGTTAGAACTGAGGTTCAAACAATTAAAAATTCTTAAGTAAAATACTTAAAATAATAAAGGGGCTTTTAGCCCCTTTTTTTATCAACTTTTTTTATGTTTTCTACAAAAAGCTCTAGCAGCCTCCTTGCTTCCAAAACCCCACTCACTTAACGCTCTAGCTAATTTACTAGGACTACCATCTTTATCTTTCATACCACCCTGCATGCCACCAAATCTACAAGCAAACGAAACTCTACGTGGACTTGTTCCAGATTTTTTTCTATCACCAAGGGTTTTACCTGTTTCAGCCTTGTGTTTAGCTCTCATTTTAGTATTAGCTTTGTCATAAGACTTTTTTGATATCCTTAAAGGACTACTACTATGTAATGCCATATTATCTTCTTTTTATTTTTTTACAACTACCTTTTGCACACGGTTTTGTACCAGGTACTCTTTTGTGGCCCTTCCAACAATTACATTTCCTTTTATTAAGCGGAGATGTTCCATCGTATGGATTGTGGTCATAACCCTTTTCTTTTAAAGCTAAGTGCTCCTTGTAGGTTTCAGCTTTTTCCGTTTTATACATGTTGTGAGCTTTAAAGCCCTTCATCTTAAAAGCCATTAGTTTATACGTTTAAAGTTTCAGGATAATCAGAATCACCTTTTTTTGCTTTCGTCTCACCTGACCCAGCTTTAATTCTTTTATCTTTAGCGTGAATATTATCCCACAGGCCTCTTTTAAAAGGACTTTTACCACAAAATCTTTTTGAAAAATTAGCCATGTTTATTTCTTTTTCTTGTATTTTAGTACAGAGTTATCAACAGCTTCTTTAAACTCAGGATTATTATCTAATTTACCAGATTTAGAAGCTTTTTTTAAGCCAGCGTTAAACTTTAATACTGAGCTATAATTTTTGTTCATTTTAAAAGCCATATTATTGAAATTTATTTAGTATTATTGTGTCAATAGAATTTTGTACAACCTTTTTATCAGCGTCTAATTGAAACATAATGTTTGGATTAAACCTACATTTTTCTACACCGTTATCAAATATAACAACCGTAGGTATAGCTGTTATATTATATTCAGCTTGTAAACTAGTGCAATGCATTATATCAACTCTATATTTACCAGCTTCTTTTAATTTAGTTATTTCGTTAAATTGATTAGCAGAATTCCAATCAGCCCAAAACTCTACAACAGAAATATCTTTAGCGATTTTATCATCAAAGTTACTAGCAGTAATAACTTCTTGAGTTAAACCCATTGTTGTGCCTAAAAAATATATTATTACTATAGTGGCAACATAAGCCCAAGTTGTAACGTCTATTCTTTTTTTCATTTTCTTAATAATTTTATTTCCTCTTTTAACTCGTCCATTTCTTTTATTACTGCATCAATTTTGTTACGAGCCATTTGATCTTTCATATTAAATTCCATACGAGTTGGTGGCCACGTGTTGGTAGCTGCTGGATCACCCATGTCTATAGTGTATATACCAGTACCAGGTTTAGGTAGCTCTAAAGCTTTTTCAACCTTAGCTTCTAGTTCACCAAACTTAGAATTAATTGTTGCCATTAAACCAAAATAAGCTGATATAACTGTTGCAACAGCAACAACTATAGCCACTAAGGTTTTTATACTTATTTGAAACTTACTTTCTTCTGATAATTCTTTAGCCATTATTTATCAATTTTAATCTCCAAATGGAACATCTTCGTTTTGATCTTTTTTGTCAATTTTTTCTTTTTTCTTTTTTTTACCTCCCCAATATTCAACAGCGTAACCTTCTTTAACTAAGGCTTCATTAATATTTATAGACTCTTCAGCAATAGTATATATCGTACCAAGTACTCTTCCAAACTTACCAACTTCTCTACTTTCTAACACAAAATCACCTTCACCAAGTAATTCTATTAATCTAGCTTTAGAGGCTAGACCTCTAGCTTTCTCCTCTAAATCTCTAGTTCTAGATTCAGGTGTATCAATACCAGTTAATCTAATTCTTTTGTGTATAGTGATATCAAACCCAAGATCTATATTTGCGTCAATAGTGTCGCCATCAATAACTCTATCTAGTTTAGCTTTATAAGTATACATTATTTTGTTTTATAGTAAATTTTACCGTTTTCTATATACAAACCTTGTCTCACTTTAATTGCTTGCCCCTGTATATTATATATTACAGAGTTTTGAAGTGATTTATCTATTAACTCTTGTATTCCTGAATTACAGGGTAAACCAGAGTCACAATCAATATATTCAGTATTTATTATTTCTACAAATTCCACAACTGTATCAATTACAAATATTTCTATATATTCAGTTTGTGTTTCAACTATTGTATCGTAAATTACAACATCAACATATTCAATGACGTCAACAAACAATGTATCTAAAATACCCTCGTAAACAATAACTGTGTCGGTTATATAAATATATTCCGGAACAAAAGTTTCAATCTCGAATGTGTCTATAACGATGTTTGTAATATATTCAGTTTCAATGATTGTATCAAATATAAATTCTGTTTCATATATAAAAAATGGAACTTCTAGCGTATCTATTTCTATAATAGGTATTTCAACAAATATGGTATCACAAGGTGAAGGGCCAATTGGTCCACAGTTTTCTACTGTTGTTGGTACAGCGTCTGCCTCATCAGCTCCATCAGCACAATCTGCCCAGCCATCATTTAAATAAAACATATCATTTAAACCATTAGGCACACAGCCTTCAGGTGAATATTGCGTCCAGTTTGCTGGATCATCTCCACAGTAAAAACCATTTTGTTCTGCGCAGTCTAAACATAATTGTTGAAAGTCGTATCCTTGCGCATTAGCGAACGAGCCAATAAACGCAAATAGTATTAAAATATATTTCTTCATAATTAAAATATTAAATAGTTAAAACCAAACTTCACTTCATACACTGGTTTTTCCCAGTATTTCATATGAGTTCCTTCAATAAACATCCCAAGTGATTTAGTGATCCTTGAGCCAAATACAATACCAGCGTCCCACTCAATATTGTCGTATTTTTCTTTTCCATATTCAAATGAATATTTATCTAATCCATAATGTAATGGTAAACAATTTGCCCAAACGTGTAGCCATAGTTTAGGTGTATACTTGTAATAAGCTAAACCCACAACAGCGCTTAACTCTCTTTGTGAACCCAACTTTTCTAACTCTTGCTCATTAAACCTAGCAACAGCGTCGCCAAAATAGTGGTGGAAAAACTCGTCGTTTGAGGTAGCGATAAGTACGGAATCTCCACCACTAACATCGTACCAATTTTGGTCGATATAAAATCCTTGAATCCACATTTCTGGAGCGTAACCAAAGTCTTGAGCTAAATCCTGAAAAGTTGATTCACCTGGTACCCAAAAATCCTCTATTGGGTTAATACCGTACACTGGGTGTATTCTACCAACAGCTCCTATTGTAAAATCCCAATTACCCTTTGTTAGTCTAAATCTAGTATCAAACGATCCAAACTTTAAATCAACTCTTTGGTTATCTGTGTATTGTAATTTGGTAACACAACTGTTACCTAAATACCTTAACCAAACATTTTGATTGTTAAACTTTTCTCCGCGTTCACGAATAAAAGAATAGTTAAGCAAATACTCCCAACCAATAGCGTTACCTATTGTTACATTGTCACTTACACCGTCTTCAGTTCCATAATACCACGTCTTAACCTTGTACTCATAATCCATGCGAGCAATTTTTCTTAACCCAATTGTTAAGTTGTAGTCATACGGATTAATTTCTGTCACGTTTTCATAACCCTTGTTTATAGCGATGTAGTCCTCAGTTTCAGTAAAAGAAGTGCCCATTGTCATTGAGGTGTAAAATGTTGAGTACTTAAAAAAATCTTTTACTTGAGAAGCACAAATTGTGTTAATAAATAAAAATAGTATTAATAGTTTTTTCATTATATTGTTTTATATGTTATTGTTACTTTTTCTCCACAATCAATAGCTTCTGCTATTCGTGGATAAATTCTTTTATACGCTTGAGTCGATTTACCTATAAAACCGTCCTTCGTGATTTGGTTATTTTCTTGTGAGTCTCCGACGAGTAAGCAACCTGCAGTATGCTCATCGGTATTACCACAATGAATAAGAATATAATCAAAACCAGGTACATCAAGAACATGAAGCATACCAATGTGAATGTCAGAAAAGCGTTTAGAATACTTCGCGTGATATCCTCCTTCTTTTCTAAGACCCAATTTATATGTTCCATTAGGTATCCTTGTTTCTCCATATTTTTTTTCTTCTCTATATTCATCTTCTAGTGTGTACGCTAAAAATTTACGTTTACATCTAAAACCCTCCTCGTGAGGAGCTGGAGCGTGTTTATCTATTTCAAATAATACTCCGTTGGTACTATCAGTACCGCTACTTATTCTAATTACTTCTAATTCCATTTTATTAACTAATTATTACGGTTAAATCCGCTGTTGTACTTGCATCTATTTTTAAACTATAAGCTCTACTATCAAACCGGATCATTCCTTTGTCGTCCAATAGTAGTGTCGCCAATGGAGGTATTGTTGTTTCAAGCAGAGTGTAAATAGTTGGACTACCAGCTCCATCATCTAGATATAGTGTTACTCTACAACTGTCGGTTAAGTCGTGATTTGTTATTGTTATAGAATTTATACCACCACTTATACCACCAGATTTTGCTATCAGTGTTGTTGTTGTTGGTGGGCTTCCACCTGTTATATTTTTATATACTACCGCCATAATTATACCCCTATTACTTTACTTATATTTGCTGTTGCTACTCCTTTAACTGTACCTATATTTGCTGTTGCCACCCCATTAACATTATTTCCATACCCCGAGGGTGCTAATGTGTAATCTAAATATGGATCCCTACTTGTACCAGTGTAGTTTTCATGATAATGAAAAAAACCATTTGTATCAGGAGACGTTCCAAGAGCTACATTTTTATAATCATGATCATACTCCATCATGCATATGTTAACATTATTATTTAGCTGCATATCAGATTTAAGATCACTTGTTCCCGTAAAAGCGTTATAACCTGATGTCGACGACCCAGCATCAAAAACATTTGAATAATCTGTAGCAGGTCCGTCAAAACTACTACCAGCAGACCAATTATATAAATTATCAAAATCAGCGTTAGCTAGTGCTGTTCCCCCATCTCCTCCAAATATTGAATTATCTGCTTTTACGCAAATCATTCGCGTACCAGCCTGTGAAGCTGTATACCTATAAAACTTAATATCAACATCAGCAACAGTGCCTGTTATACCCGACGTGTCAAAGTAAAAATAAGTTCTCAATACTCTCATCATCCCTGTTCCACCACCCCTTGCTGCAAACCTAATTGCATATGTGTAACCTTGAGGAAAAGATTCTATAGCAAAAGCTCCAGTGGTCGCATCTCTTACTGTTGCCCAGGTTGTACTAGCTGGACTTAATATGATTCCATCTCTTGAAGCATATAATACCGCCATTAGAATTCTTTTTTAGGTAAATAATAAGTATTAGAATTAAAATACATATTATCCACTGGATTAACACTAATAGCCTCGTACGTTGTACCATCTACAAAAAATACGTCATCTATATTCGTAAAATTATTCCACCAAGTTGCTTTACCTCCTGACTTCATTAATGTTGGTAAGGTTGTTTTAAAATTATCAATATTCTCATCTCCAAAAGTATCATAAAATAAACCATCATAAGTAGACAATGAATCTTTAACATCATTCCAATCACCTTCAATTATAATAACATTTGATTTACCTTGTGCCCACGTTTTTAACCTTTCAATTATTTGTGGGTGGTTTTCTACTATAGTATGTGAGTTTATATTATTAGCTTGAATATAATCAGCTGATATACCCATGCCAAATCCTATCTCTAATATATCACCTCCGTTTTCACAAATATAATCCGCAGAGGCTTTCATGATATTATCTTCCCATGACATCATAACCTGTAATTCTTGATCAGCATGTGTATAGTAGATTTTATCTTCTTCAAATATTAATGTTTCATCTATATATCCCATAACTACGATTTTTCTACCCAAGTATTATCTGGATTAAAGTATATTTGACCATCTGTATCATCTAAGCAATACCCAATAACTCTAACAAAATCACCAGTACCACTTGGAGGTAATGGTGATATCCCGCCCGCTGTTGTGTGCACGTATAATGGATTACCAACATCACCCATATCAGAATCCATTGTTATTACACCTTTAATAAACATTCCATCAACATCAGGATCTGTTCCCAGTGCTATAGCTAGCATACCCATAGCGTCTCTGTCTGCATCGTCACCTGTTGCTGCACCATCTGCATCTGCTTGTCCCCATTCTCCGTTTTCTTTTAGGTAGCAAAGATCACCTTGAGTTGTACTACCTCCACCAAAATATAATACATCTCCTTGATGCTCAAAGTGAGTGGCACTTGTTGCGGTAAATTTACGATTAGCTTCTATACCGGAAGTTGTAAACTTAGCCATTGTCACGGCGTCATCATTTAGTGTTATAGTACCGTTATCCGCATTTAATTCTATATCACCACTACAGTCAACGTCAAGACTACCTGTAACCTCCATTGTTGGAGTTGAATCAAGATGGAACTGAAATCTTTCTGTGCCATTCTCTTTAAAGAATATATCTTCACCAGTGTGAGGGTCTAATATTATATCTCCATCAATATTAAATGTTAAATCTGCAGCTGACGCATTGTCGTCTACTGTTGACATAGTGGTGGCCCCATGAGTTGTTGTTGCTATATAAAAGTAATCTCCTGTGTCAGCATGACTTCTACATAAAATATCAGGTGCCCCATCTATAACGGTAGTTCGTATACCATAAGTATCCTGGATATCACCCACACCATCTGTAAATACATTTAAATCAATACCTTTTCCAAATACATTACCAGCCGCGTTATCAGCATCGATATTTATATACATTCCCTTCATACTTACGTCGGCTGGAGCAACGTTTGTGGCGCTATCTTGGAGATCAATGGAGAGACCAGTCGTTACATTGTTGGCTCCACCGGTGGTTACCCCGCTTTTATCATAATCAATATCAAGAATGGTTTTTTCGCTATCTCCAGTATTAGCATCATCAACGTCAATACGAACAATCTCACCATCGGTGTAAGAATTGCTATCAATATACAAAGCTCTTCCAGTAGTTAAAGGTCCAGCATCTATTTTTACAACGTCTGCTGTTGTATTTTCAGCATCAATACTTAATGCGATTTGATCAACATCATTATTATCTATCTCCAACGCGGGTTGACCAGCAGTAGAGCCGTTTTGAACTTCAAAACCCCTACCATTAAAGGTAGTTTTCCCATCTACATTAAACGTTAAATGCGCGGCAGTTCCCGCGTTATCATGTGTTTCAAAAGTTGTCTCTGCATTTGACCCAACTGTTATAGAAAAATGATCATCACTGGTAACACCGCCTTCCTCATTCATTACCAATCGACCATAATTACCATCTTCACCAATTACACTTAAAATAGGTTTTGCTACACCATCAATTTGCACGTTAAACATAATATCTGGGTTAGCGTCCGCAATCCAAGAAATGAATTGTCCATCTGGCTTAAAATTCATATGAGCTGTAGAACCACCACCAGCTTCAACTGTTGTAAATGTTGTTTCACCATCTTCTTTTGTATCTATAGTGAAATAATCCATGGCGTCAGCTGAGCTGCGAAGCTGTATGTCAGCACCTGCACCATCTTCACATTGTAGTTGTAGACCGTAGTTAACATCACTATCAGTTACAATCCCTCTAAATGCTACGTTTTGTGTTGTTCCACCAGTGCTAGAGGAGTCAACAGTAACGTTAACACCATACATATTCATGGTACCAACATTGGTAGCAGCATCATTCATGCGAATATCCAAGCCTTGAGCAGTAACAGTGTTTAAGTTTTGAACCGCTCCAGATTTGTCGTAGTCTAAATACAACATCGCGCTTTCACCTCCAATTCTATTTAAACTAGTTGTAGCGGTGTCGTTCCAGTCAATCTTTATACCTCCACCTGAGTCTGTTACAGATGCTAGGTTCATTACCATGCCATAGCCTGTCGTTAGGTCTTGACCATCTACATCTATTATATTGGCGGTAGTATTTTCAGCCTCTATGTCTAAGGCAATTTGATCAACATCATTATTATCTATTTTTAGCGCCGCAGCTCCAGCAGCTGTACCAGTTTCTATTTCAACCCCTCCACCATCATTATCGGGAGATCTAAATTTAGTAAAACCATCTACGTTGAATGTCAAGTCCGCAGCATGAGAGCTACCATTCACTGTAGCTATCTCGGTGGCACCATTTGTTGTTGTTGTCCAGGTAGAGTAGTCCGAGGAGTTAGCTGTACTATAATCTTGAAAAAATGCTCCACCATCTGTAATACTACTCTTAATTCCTAAGTTGGTTGTAGCGTCAGTTACCTGTAATGTCAATCCTGTATTTTTATTACCTCCATTAGTATTAACAGAGTCAAGAGCTAATAACATACCAGTAAAATCAACAGTACTATTAGCATGGTTACTGCTAGCAGAATCTGTAATATTTAAATTCAAACCTATTGTTCTATAGGTTTCACCATCTCCAGTGTTACCCGTCTTGGTAAAATCCCAGTCTCCAAATATTCCATCCAAATTATTATAATTTGTTAATGAATTACTATTTGTAAGCTTGGTAAATGAAGCTGTTGTCAAGGCACCCCCATCAATACTAAGTATATCAGCTGTTGTGTTTGCCGCTGAAATATATAAAGCATTTTGATCTGTTTGCAACGCGTTTATATGTAAACCAGGTTGGCCGTGTCCAGATGCGCTGGTTATTTGCATTGGATGAGACGATAACCACCTATCAGTAGCGGCTACCCAAGTTAACGATGCGTCATTTGAAGCATCAACAGCATCTTGAATTGTTATACCAGAACCATCTGCTGTTCCAGATGTATCACTTGATGCGTTATAATTTAGTGTTATATTTTTATCTTCAACATTTAGGTTGGTAGTATTAATTGTTGTTGTTGTTCCACTAACAGTTAAATCACTAGTTACTGTTAAATTACCACTTATCGTTGTTAATGATGCAGTACCGTTACCTATTATTACGTCTAATTCGTCTTCAGCGTCACCATCGCCAATCACTATACCGGGTACCATTTCTCCATCGTGTGAAGCAACTTTAAATATCAATTTTCCACCTTCAGATCCATCGGTCGCTGTTTTTATTTGGCCTATTATTTCCGCAAAACTAGTTGCGTTATTACCATCATCATCAGCTTTAAAACGTATTAAACCTATTTCATCAGCATCCGCGCCGGTTGCAGTTTTTTGAAACATAAGTACAGGTGCCTCAGCATCAGTGTTATTGTTTACTAATGTAATGTCTGGTTTAGCCGAACCGCTTGCACCAACAGTAAATGACTCGCTAGAATAACTTAAAGCACCACCACCAGCGCTAAATCCACCAGCTATTGTTGTCATTGAATTTGTACCGTAACCAAGACCTATATCAACAGTGTTATTTGTTGCGTGTCCAGTCGCTGTGAAAGCTTGTTGTGTTTGACTTGTTGAACCATCACTTGTTCTATTTAAAATCCGGGTTATACCAAATTCATCAGTGTCAACAGGTGAGCCTATAGCAACTTCGTACGAACCGTATTGTGTAGTAGATGGTGTACCATCATCCATCCCGTTCCAAGTAATAGTACCCAAGCTATCACTAGCCTGTCCATCATTACCACCCCTATTGTTAATAAAAGTAATATGACCATCGTTTGCATCGTTTGTATTTGATGTTATAGATAGCTGTGGTGCAGCAGCTGTTAAGTCCAAGTTACATATACTTGGATAATACTGGAATGAACCAGTGTCGTCTAATAGATTGTTTGATCCATCATGGAACACAACTGGATGATAACTACTATCATTATTGTCAGTTACAGTTACTTTTCCAGTAGTAAGACCACTTGCGGTTCTTTTACTAACCTTACCATCAGAATCGGCAACAAGTATATTAGTTTCCGTAGTGGTGCTTAAGTCTTCAAAATAAACATCATTACGAAATCTAGATATAAAATCCCATATGTGGTGAGCTATCCATTTCATTTTAATCGTCTTTTCCTTTACTAAAATCTATGGGTTTTTGTCTACCCTTACTATCAGTGACAACACTCTTTGTTTTTAAAGCATCATAAGCTTGTTCTGATATATTTTTATTAATACCAGTATTCATAGTAAAAGTTACTTGGTAAACATCTATAGGATCACTCGCACGTAATGCTTGTATTTTGTCTAAGTAAACTTTTACCTCAGCCATACTACTATGGTTCTCATAGTTATATCTTATATGATCTATTCTATGATAACCTTCTTTTGCTTCTACTCCAGCGGAGCTTATGTATGGTAAAATTATCGCCATTACTTTATTTTTAATTAATTTTTAATTTTCTTCAATAAACTTTTCTGCAACAGCTAATCTCTCATTATCATCATTGCAAGATATAAGATCTTTGTTGTAAATTGAAACAGCTATTTCATCTAACCTTTTTAATATATTTTTACTCATTTTAATAATTTATAACTACATGCCGCAAGAACTATTGCCGCCACACATATAGGACATGGACACATTATATTTCAAATCCAAAGTTTAGCACCATCAATCTAAATCTAGGGCACGTTCCTTTGTTATTACAATTCCAACAAGGGCAAAACATTAATTCAAATACAGTTAACGTGCTTATTCTTATTGCTAATTCGTACTTATCTTTTTTATTACCTGATCTCCAGGAGTTTATCCAATTTATCATATTTAGTTCTTTATATTTATTATTACATGTTTATCGGTGAGCATAACATTTTTTACTCTTTCCATACTCACCCTTATTTCTACATCTAGTGCCAGAAGAAGTAGTACCAGTACATCTATATTCTTTTTTTCCGTCTCCATCTCTATCTTGACCTTCTTTAAATGAAGCATGATGAAAACACTTCCAACTCTTTTTATTAGTTTCAGTTGTCAAACCACATCTGCCACCACTTGAATTAGAACCAGAACATCTAACTGTTTTTATACCTTCTTTTTTCTTTCTTTCTTCTTCAGCTTTTTCTTCTCTTTTCTTTTTATCCTCTTTTATAACCTTTCTAATCTCCTTGTCAACCTCTCTTTTTATCTTTTTTGATTCCTCTTTTTTCTCTTTAACTTTTGCTTTAGCTTTTTCTAGCTCTTCATCTTCAACACCTAAACTCCACTTACTCCATCCAGATAGTAGCGCTACTTTTTGCCAAAGTTCATGATTACCTGTTAGTGCTTCTTCAACATTGTTAGCTTTATTTATTAACCTAGCAACTGGGGCATTTGTTAAAGCTTCAACCCAATTAGCCGCTATACTTAAGTTAGGGTTTTCAATTCTAAGACCTATCTCTTTGCTAACGCCCTTGTTCCATTCTTCAGTTCTAATGGCTTGCATTATTTTTCTCATCTTAGTTCCTAATGGTGGAGAAAGATTTACTGCCTCTTGAGCTATATTCATATTTTCTCTTTTCCAACCCGGCTTTTCACGTTCTTCTTTCCATTTTACTAACACGTTTTTAAGAGTAGAAACCGCAGCGCCATAAATACCTGTACCTCTAAGTAAAGAATCTAAAGCTCCATTAGCAACTCTCTGTTCTAACGTTTCTTTTCTTTCCTCATCTTCATCCCAGCCGAATAGCATAAACATTAATCCAGTTTGAAGAGCACCAAAATATATATTTTGTATCAAGCCATAATAAGCTATACCTGATATATTAGCCATATCGCTTTGAAACTGTGTATAACCCGGTATTCTTCTTCTATTAACAAGATCAGACATTTTCTTTTTCATCAATCTAGTCATCTGCATTGGTGTGTTTTGCCAAGCAAGTATTAATCTACCTAATGGACCAGCTTGTTGATTTGAGATTAAATCGGGTCTAGATGATTGTTGAGTTTCTTCAGCTACCTCTTGAAAATCCAACCAAGCTTGTTCTTTAGCTTTAGCTTCAGACATGCCTTGTTTTAAATATGTTTTTAGTCTATTTCTATAAAATGGAGCTCCACCTGCGGCTATAGCAAAACTATCCGCAACTTGAGTTGGTGTAAAACCTTTCTCTAATAACCAAGCTATTATAGCTTGAGGTTTATTTCTTCCATCATTAAAAGCTTTAGTTAATTCAGATGCCGATACATCTATCTGTAATCCAGCTCTTCTCTGTTTTAGCATGTCTGAATTAAATATGTAAACAAAGTCTTTAATAAACTGTGGCGCGTTAGCAAGAGCCGCTGCGGCAGCTACAGGATTGTTATCTGACATGTTTATAAAATTAGCCATAGATATAGTCTGAAGTGTAGCTGATCTCATATTAAAGAACATTACAGCTCCAACTGAACCGTTAATCCAATCTAACAACCAGTTAACCTGAGAGTCTTTACCTGTTACCCTATTTTGACCAGTCTCCATTCTATATAACATCTTCTCAAGTTCATCTCTAAAACCTGTGCCATATATAGCTTCTATTTTATTTAAATTTTGTGGAGAAAATATTGTATTTTTATTATCTATCCATTTAGCAAAAAACTGTTTTCTACCTATTTCACGAACCGTGTTTGATAGATCACTAGCTATAGATTCAACTGCCCAATAATCACTTGGTTTTATGTAACCCTCTGGAACTCTTGATATAATACCAAGCGCATCAGCAAAAGCTTTTAACTCAGCGTTATTATTAATGTGATCTACTAATGTTTGTTTTTGACTATCAGATATTCCTGGTACTTCAAATCCAGACTTATCCCACAAATAAACTCTTATAGCGTTATCATTTGTAAAAGGTGTTCCCTTTACTTTCTTGTTTAAAATCTTTTTGATATTCTTAAACTCCTTCTTTAGAGCTTTATAGTCGTTAGACATGTTTTGTTTATAAGTGTTCCACTCTCTACTAGCTTCAGCAAAAGGATCCAATAGATGCTCTTTGAAAAATAAAGCATGGTTATTACCCTGCTCACCTCTACCTATAAAGGCATATAACAAACCTTTAAAGTCTTCAGCTGATGGTGGGACAAAAAAGTTTTTAAATATATTTTTACCTTTACCAACACCTATCTTTCTAGCCTCTTGAGCTGAAAACATTTTACCAGCATTAATACCCTTTGTTTGTTCTAATATTTTATTAAAATCTAAAGCTCCCTTTTCACTAAACTTAATTCTAGCTTGAACAACCTTAGATTTAATATCTAGCTGTTCTAGTACATCCTTAACAGCTTTTACGTTTGGTAAGGCATCATCTACGAAATACATATCATTATATCCCTCTGCAAACTTTTCTAACATCCAGTTGGCTTTAGATTCACCTCTACTATCTGCTAATCCTGTTATATTTTTAAATGGTATATTTACACCTTTAGATTTCAACCACTCGTGAATAGCAATATCAGCAGTTTGAGGTCTAGCTGTTAACACAAAAACATTATTAGGTCCATACTTTTTAATTTGATTTTTCATTTTCTGAAGCAATGGTCCGTCAACTCCACCTCTTACATTTACAAAATCATCAAAGTTCATTTTGTAACCCTCAGCCATTAGCTCGGGACCTTTAATAGGCCAATCAGCTGAACTTATTTCTGTATCTTGTCCAGTTATTGGATTTGTTGCTATAACAAAATTTTCTCCATCTATAATTAATGTCTCATCAAAATCAAACGTAGACATTCCTTTGCTTTTCTCAGATAATTTTGAATCAAACGTATAACCTCTTTTCTTTAGATCAGCCTCTATAGCATCGTTAATGTGCTTAACATCTAGTGGTGATTTTTTATGTTTAACTTTTGAGGCAGCTTTTATTTGCTCTGTAGCTTTTTGTTTTGTTATTTGTCCTGTTAGTATTCTAGTTATTAGTTCGTTTTGAATTGGAACAATGTGCTCCATCTGAGCTTTTGTTAAACCCTTTACATTAACCCCAAAGTATTCTGTAACCGTCATGTTCTCACTGATTAAAAGATAATCATTAAGATTCACACCAGACTCTGTATACCTCACGATATTAGCTAAACCATCTGGCAGGTAATCTAATTTACCACTTAGTATTCTTGGGACAATTAATTCGTAAAATACATCTGGCATTTTAGAAGTGAAACCAGCATCAGCAACCATGTCATCATGAATAAGATCTAACGCCCATTGAGAATACGCCGCTCTAACAACCTTCATTGCATTCTTTATGTTGCCATTTGGTTTTATAGCTTCAGCTAAAAGAATAGTCATTACCTCATTTTGAGGAAAACTATGTTCCTCTCTTACTTGTATGTAATTTATTTTATTATTCTTATAAGGTATAACACTTAGTGGTGAAGATATTTTAACAACATGGTTCTGAGTGTTAGCACCCTCTTGAGCAAACAGTGCAAACACTGATGCAGAACCTTTATTATCTTGGATATAATTCCTAATGTCTGTAAACATATCTTCTAACAAGTCTAGTCTACTTTTGTTATCATTTAAAAACTCCTTTTGACCAATCCACTTTCTTCCTTTTTTAAACTTAATTTTACCACCTTCAATTTTTATCTTATCTTTGTCTAGTTTTTCTCCTTTAGCGTAAGCATATCTTGTTAAAAGTTTTTTAATATTCTCATCTGTTAAACCAGTTATCTCATAAAAAACATCTTTAACGCCAAATAAACTATTGCCATATCCACTTGCCATAGATGCTTGAAAGTACGGTATGTACTGAGGATGTTTCTTTAAGAAACCACCTAGATCTTTTCTTATTTGTTTAGCTAGTTTAGAACTCTTTATGAAATCAACCAACTTTCTTTTCTTTGTTATGTCCTTGTTTTTACCACCAAGATACTCTTCTACAATACGTATAACATCTAGAGATTTAACTCCAAGGTCTGACATTAATTTTCTAGTATTAAAATTAGCGTTCTTTTTAAACTCTAAAGATAAGTCTAAGTTAACCTTTTCGCTAAACATTACTTCTGATTTACCTTCACCAACCTTTTCAATAGTAGCCCTATCAATACCTTGTTCGATAGCGTTCTTTCTTATTTGTTGGTTAGCTTCTAGTTGAGCAACTTGAGTTATAAAAGCTCTTAATGCACCATCTAATGATGTGCCTTTTTTATTTGTTCCATCTGGATTAATACCAAATGCAGCTAAAAAATCTTTATTAGTTACATTGGGTTTCTTAACTTGAATAGGTAATCCAGCAGCAGTAGCTCCTTCTTTTACTTTAGCTCTACTACCTTTAATATAAAACTTATTTAAAAGACTAGGTGCAACACCAGTTGCTTTGCCACTTCTGTCGGTTCCTTCGGGTAGCATGTCTATTAATTTACCTTTCTTAGATAGTTCAACTATTTTATTTCTAGCAGACTCTCTTTGTTTACCGTCTAGATCTTGGTTCTTTCTTATTCTATTAGCGTCAACACCAAAGTCCTTAGAAACAATATCTAATACTTTATTTAATGGACCGTTTGTAATTAATTTCTTAACACCCTTATATGTTAATTTAGATAAAGGTACATTAGCTTCTTTAACAGTGTTTTCTATTTCAGAAACTTTTTTACTATCTAAACCTAATTCTTTATTAACTATTTTACCTTCAGCTTGTTTAGCACTAACACCACCACCCGCTACTATATCTGTGTCTGCAATATCTATATCACCTTCTGGTGTAGATATAGAAACCGTTTCAGGGCCTTGACCCTTTGCTTCATCTAATATTTGATTATATCTTGTTGGTAGAATTTTATTAACATAAGCACCAAATGGAACACCTTCTGCTGGATTCCAAGTTCTACCTAGATCAGCTAGTTCCATAAAGAAACCTGATTGAAATTCCTCAAGACTAACTCTTTTTGTGCCTGACATAACACCACCTTCATAAGCTTTTTTAGCCAACTTATTAGCGATAGCCATATTGTTTTCAATTAGTTTATTTCTAAACCTATCTGACACAGCTTTATAAAACTTCTTGTCGTTTTCATAATACACTTCATCTAAACCTATTCCTTTGATCTTAGCGTTTTCTTTTATTTCATTATGAATCTTTTCGTTTATAGCAGCTATTTCTAAATTACTTTTAGATATATTTTCAGAGAGTTTAGTTTTAAACTCACTTTCGTTTCCATTAAACATTTCATCTATGAACTGAGCGTATTGAGATAACGTACTCTTTTTCATAGACTTTATATCTTTTATTGTAACTGTACCCGCCTTAATCTTCTTAGCTAGGTTTGTTATAAAAGCCACGGCATCTGTTTCACCCTCAAAGTTGAAATCAAAATCTGAATTAGTTTCTTTAGCAACACCTTTGCTAAATAAATAACCCATTAAACCTCCTAGTCCACTATTCTTTTTAGCTTCAAAATCTATTTTACCTTCAACAACCATTTCCATATATACGTTTAAAACTTCTTCAGGACTCTTACCATCTGTTTCAGCTAGTAGTAGCGCATATAGATTAGGATTTTTAGATTTAACATGTTGAAGTATTTGATTTGATATCTGAACAAAAGCCTCTGGATTTTTACCAAAAACCTCAGCAAATATAGTGTGACCAAGCTCATGTGTTCTTGTTTCAAGACGATCGTCTTTAGCCATGTTTTCCACAACCTGAAATGGTATTCTTTCTCCATCTCTAGTAGGAACATTAGCACCATGACTACCATTTTCTATTTTACGTATAAGATTATCTTTTTCTTTTTGATCGATATTCATCTTATTTATTTCCTCAACAGCTTGTTCAACGGTTTGGTAGTTTCTTAATGACTTACCGAGTTTTGTTTTACCTCTTTTATTTTTGTAGTCGTTATTTATATATTGAGTGTTATATATTAATCTACCTTCCTCTTGCACTTGAGCATCACTAGGATTACTATTACCACCCTCTACTAGGTTGTTGTATGCTTCTTGAATTATCTTTTCTCTTTTGTCAGTATCTTCTTTCGAATCACTAGCTAGAAAGCCATTGTATTTGTTACCAAATACCTTAGGATCTTTCATCATATCTATTTTAACTTGATTCTTATCAAATTTATTTTGAAGATTTTCTAATGCTTTCCTTTTTGTTTCAGCATCTAAAGATGAATCGTTGGTTATTTTCTTAGCTTGATTTCTTATAACCTCTTGAGCTGAAACCGTCTTAAGAAATTCCTGAACAAATTTAGGAGACATGTTCTTCATTTGGTTTTCAACATTCTCCAGTATTTGATTGTTCTCTTTTTCTAATGCTTCAACTTGTTCATTTAAGATCTTAGCTGTCTCTGGTTTAATGTACCGCTTTGTACCATCTAGTTGTGTTTTGAGATCTGTTATTTTATCTAGATTATCTCTATACTTTTGTTTGACTTCAGAGTTAGAAAATGTATTCATCATAACACCTTTAACAAAAGGTGTACCGCCGAATATAGTACCAAACATACCACCGCTAAAAAGAGCATGATCTAGATTCTCTCCTATAGGTCTACCAGTTAAAACGTTTTGAGAAACCGTTGTTAAACCCTCTGATGACATTTCTAATAGAGGATCTATTAATAATTGACGCTTACCATTTTGTATAAAATGCTGTTTAATACCATCTAAACCAGCTTGCATATTTTTACTACTAGTTCCGTACATAGCTGCCCAAGATCTTTTCATTACTGGTAGAGTCAAATATGTATCAAATATAAACTCCGCTGTACCATATCCAGCGCTTGTTAATGTTTTCTTTAATAGTGATGATTCATTACCTGGATTTTCAGCATCTTTCCTTAACATTTCCGTCCAATTATCTCCAGCACTAGATAAACCTAAAGATGGTATACCAATACCTGGTATAGCTATAGTAGCAAATATAGGTATTTGATTACCTATTTCTTGAGCAAGAAATCTACCGAAGTTACCCTTTTTAAAAGCGTTTTCAAACTTAACATCTGGTTGAAACTCGTTACGAGCAATTTGAGTTGCCCTGTCATAGCTAAGCATGGTTTTATCTAAGGTTTTATTATCAATACCCATTAAACCTCCAATAAGTTTATTACCACCATAACCACCTTTAACTACTATTCTAGAAAACCCAGAAGTTATATTAAAAGCGAACTTTTCTAAGTCATTATAGTTTTTTTGTATAAGATTATTTTTATAATCACTATCTTGTAGATTTTCTATTTTATAAGAATTATCCTTAATCCACTCATCAAAGTTTTCAATAGAAGCTTTTGTTACGATATTTGAAACCTCATACTGCTCCCATTTATTTTTAGGAACCTTTCTTCCATCGTCTAATGTAACGTACTCTTCTCCCTCTCCTATAGCAAATCTAGCTGTTGGATCGTTAAAAAACTCAACCATGTCATTAACAACTTTTGTATGAGGATTTGTTTTTATAGCATCTATTTTTGATTTAAAGTTTAACTCGTAAGCCGCTAGTTCTTTTATATCTTTTTCATTTTTTAATAAAGAACCTATTTTAACTCTATTAATAATCCCCTCTCCTCCAAAAGTAAAAGTTTGACCCCCTCTAGTTACAGTTCTTCTTCTCGTACCCTCCACTTCATCGGAGTTCATTATATCTATAATATTTTTTTCTTGAGCTTCTTGTGTGTCTTTGATTATTAAGTTTTCTCTAGTAACAGCCTCTATTTGTTCTCTAGTTGGTTCTTTATAACCCTCCCTAATTAATTGTTGTTTTGCTTCCTCTAACTCTTCTTTATAAGGTTCAATAATAGTCTCGTATGGCGTCACTGTAAATTTGCCGGTATGATATTTTGTTTCTGTTCTAGGTTTAAATAAATCTTCGTTTATTTGAAAACCTTGCTCATCGATAGAAGCATATTTATTTTTTATATCTCGCTTTTGTTGTTTGGTTAAATCCATGTTTAACGCCTCAACTTCACTAACAAGCTTACCCTGTTTTATTCTAGAGTTTAATTTATCTTCATCTGAAAGGGTGTTCTCTAGAAAGTTAATTAAATTATTACTAGAATTATTTCTTCTACGATCTACTTCTTCTTCTTTAAAAGCCAGCTTGTTTAATCCAAAATCTAAAATAGTATTTTCTCCAGATTCTTTATGTGTTATTTTTACTTGATTAGAGTTGTATCTATCCCCAGTTTCTTCATAAGAATAAATATCACCAAACATACTTTCTAATTGAACTATAGCTCCATCTTTGTCATTCTTAAAAAATTCATTAGTTCTACTGTTAGTTGTTTTTATATCTTCACCAATTATAAAACTATATAAACCTTTATTTTTTTCTGATAAATCATATTGAAATTCATTTTCTTTTTTTCTATTTTCAAGAGTTTGTTTTTCTTTTCTATCTTTCTCAATTTGATCGCTAGTTAAAACAGTGTAGTTACCAAAAATATCTTTTTGACTCTCAACGATATTACCTTGGGTGTCTCGTCTTTGTTGGTTTACCTGCTTCATAACATCTTCGTTATACCATGATGGTAATTCCGAAGAAGTATTTCCCAAGTTGGATTCCGTATTTTCTTGTTGATTGTTTTGGGGCTGACTCGCCCCTTGCGACTTTCCCAACTCATCAGATTCTAGAGTTGCTGTCAGACCTTGTTTTTCTAATTGTTTTAAGAATTCCTGTTCTTTCTCTGGTGGAACCGATATAGGTCTACCATCAGATAATATATAGTTTATCATACTGTTTCGTTAGTTACCCGTTATTATTATTTTGTTATATATCTCCTCCTTCCCAAACTCTCCATCTTGGACTTGCGCTTTGAACTTTTCCAGTCTCTAAATTTACTCTGCTTTTTAATAATTGCTCTTGCTCCTCCATTGATAAGTCTCCACTTCGTAATCTTTGTGTTACGTCAGTTGGTAATTCGGAGTATTTCATATTTTCATTATTGAAATTTTGTTCAATAAAATTAGTGTAGTATTTTGTTAAATAATGCTTAGTCATATCCTCATTTTTTAACAATTCATCAGTTATTATTTTAGCTTCTTCTCTTGATATTCCATCGCTAAGTTTAACATTATCCAAAGACTCATCTATATTATTAAGCATGTCTTCTGTCACTCCTAAGGCTTGATATTCTGTTCCCACTAAGCTTTCCTGTAAGTCGTTGTAAAAAGTTCTACCAGGTATCATTTCACGATTAACTAATGATTCTATTTTACCTGGATCTATCACGTTTCTTCTAACGTTCATTTCTGTTTCAGCATAATTAAACTTAGCTAAAGGATTTTTTGCATCTTCAAAAGCTTTATTTATTTGCTCCATTAAAACACTAGAAGATCCAGTGTCAAACTTATATTTATCTAATAGCTTTTCAATTTGAGGGGCCGTCATAAATGTTTCACCTTGATCAGGTAGCCAAACCATGTATCCTAAGTCTCCATTTTCATTAGCTGTTGGTGTTGCCTTCATTGATTCAATTAAAGACATCCCAGTGTCACTTGATAAAAAATCTTTATCAATCTCCCCTTCGATATTCTTGTTATCGCCAAGTATGTTTTTTGATAAATTATTTTTAGTGGTTTTTAGCGCATCTAATTGAGTCTTTTGTTGCTCCATTTCTCTACGTAACATAGCTTGATCTTTTTGTCCACTCCAAGCATATTGTTCTTTTTTTCTATTAAGTTCTTCTGTTAAAGCTTGAAACTCGTCATCATTTAAATCAGTAGCCCTCATTAACTCTTCATTAGCAAAGTCTTCAAAATAAGCTCTTCTTTCATTTAGTTTACTAGCTACTTGCTTACCTATTGTATCTGATATACTAGACAAACCTTTAGCTGCTGCTAAACCATAGTCTTCTATATTACCACCTGCTGCTGCAAATGCCCCTCTTACTAATGTTGTGTCTGCTGTACTTCTTGCCATGTTATATTATTTATGTTATACCGAAATTTCCTTGAGGTCCAGCAAACGAAGCTATGTTGCCCATTGTATTAGATATAGAATCCCACTTAGCTTGTTGAGCTTGCTGTGCTTGCTGCATGTATGCTGCTGTTTCTTGTTGAGACATACCCAATAAGGTTGCTTGCTTACCCATTTCCATTTGTTGTGATTGTTGTTCTCCTTGAGCTATTAATTGATCTACATTAGCTTGACCTTGAGCACTTCTAAGTGCTAAGTTTTCAGCACCTCTTGCCTGCATCTCTTGTAATCTACCAGCCGTCGCTGCAGCAGCTCTTTGATTTTGAGCTTCTTGTTGACCTATACTAGCAGAAGATCTTTGTGCGGCTATTTGACCTGACTGAGCTAATTGTTGAGCTAAAGCAGCTATACCACTACCACCAGCTGACTCTCTTAAGTTACTCATTATATTAGCCTGACTTTGTTGGAATTGATCTCTTTCAAATTCAGCTTGTTGTTGATTAACCGTTAAATCTTCCATCGTGTTTTCTAAACCAGCATATGGATTCTGTATGTTTGCAAATTGATTCTGCATACCAGCAAATGGATTACTAGTATCTAGATTTTCATAGACACCCCTAAGTCTATTCATTTCCTCTCTAGCAGCTTCTTCTCTAGCCTCTGCATCTCTTTGAGCACTTCTAGCGCTAAAAAACGAACCTATACCAGTTAGAGCTGATATACCGGCTCCAATAGCTAGTAATGGTACTGCTTTTAAAGGGCTTGAATTATTTGCGGATTCTATTTTTTTAGACATAATTTATTATTATTTACTATTATATAGTTACATTTTTTACCACTTATTTACTAGATTCTACAAAACCACATGACGTTGCAAAAAGTTCAGCTGGTTCAGTAGAGTTATTTTTAAAAGTAACCATATTGTAATAACCTTTTATAGAGGTCGTATTACAACACGAATCTTTTAAGAAAAATATATAATCATTAGCCGAAGGGGGCGTTATCGCTATTAGTGATTCTACTGATATAGTGAATGTTGAAATTGTTGTTTCCGCTTGCGTCTGTATTTGAGGTGGATCATCATCTTTCACTATAGAAACTATTTGCCCTACCGGATTATAGGAGGAAACGCCAACGTTGTCAGCGGTCACAAATCCACCTGTATTAGAGCTACCAGTAACATAATAAACAAAATCACCTATTGCAATAGACGGATTAACTGGCATGTTTTGAAAAGTAATTGTAGTTATCATATTTATATTTTAAGATGAAAGGCTAATTAATCTATCTGTATCAAGCTCTATGGTTATATCTCTATTTCCAAATTGTTTTATATCAATATCATAGAAAAGTCTAGCTTGACTAGAACTTGCTCCAAGTGCTACAAAAATATTTTGTATTTCAACAATTGTGCCGCCATTACTTGTAGAGTTGCTATTAGACCAACTAGATTTTCCATATTTATTGAATATTGGTTTTTTAAAAGATGTAATAGTTTTACCTCCAGAAGATTCTTGTACTGTTAAAGCTACTTTAAAACTAGTTTTAAAACCCCTTTTTCCTTTATATAAACCATACGAACGCCCAGCGGGTCCTTCTAGCACTACATCATATTCCGCTCCAGCAGAAAGTCCAGTCGCTACATTATTTTGATGAGTAAAAGTCCACGCAACTCCAGCTGTAGAGTGTCTAAGTGTAACTCTTGTTGGTGCTAATTGAGAAAGTATATATGTTGGTGATTTGGTTGGTACACCCGAAGAAAGCGTTGATGTAGTTTTAAGCGCCTCGCTTGTCAACCTAGAAGTCTCTGATCTTGATGTTATTCTCTTCAACTTTTCTGTCCATTCAGGTATAATATCTATTGAATAAAATCTACTTCTACTAAAAGATACTGGATCACCATTAGATATACTAGTCAAAGCAGAACTAACTGTTAGTTCGTTTTCATTATCACCGTCTGGGTTAACGTGTGTAACCGTATATTTCGTTGGATTCTGTGCTATAGATTTATATGTTAATCTATCGTTAACCCTAATGTTATTAGTGTTTTTAAAAGCCTTCTTAGTGGTAGTAGCTCCTCCGTCAGCTGTTGCTATCATAGTGGTTTTCTGAACAAATATACTAGGGAATTTTTGTAAAAACCTAAATTTACCATTTTTCCCTATAATTCCATTAATTATATCAATCTCTTTACCGTAATCATAAGTAGCTTTGTCGTTTTTAGTTTTATAATCTAATATAGAGGTGTCGTTGATTTTATTAAAAAATGGAACATTAGCTTCATCGTACTCCACAAAACGCTCGTTAACAGCTAAACCAAATTCTGCACCAGGAGTTCCTGTAATAATTATTTCTCTTGTCTCACCTTGTGGATTTATTGCTTCATTTCCAAAATAAATATTATCTATTTGTTTTGTTTTATAAACTATATCTTCAAGATTATATATTAAATCTACATTTATACTATTCGCCAAAGAGGACGTGCCATTATATATTAAATCAAAAATATAAGATTTAACTTTATACTCTTTAGAAACAAGTGATCTTTCTAAAGATATTAATTTTAGTTTTAAAAATTTAGATCTTGTTTGTATGTAAGGTTTATTTTTAAAATATTTTTCTAATTGATTATTTCCAGTATCTGCTTCCGGAGCTATAATTCTTATTCTAGCTATACTAGATGGAGTATTGCTTTTTACTTTACCAGATAGTTTTATTTTATTAGCACTACCGTTAACCCCTCTTGATGTATCACGATGTGTTAAATTTAGGTTTTGTAAAGTAATATTTGTTGGTGTAACAAACTCAGCTATACCATTGTTGTCTGTTATCACAATATTTATATCAACTGATTGTTTCCCCCTTGGCGATAAGTGTCTTATTATTTTTGCCATAACTATTTATTTATATTAAAACCCACGTAAAACCGCGTTTCCATCTATATCTACATTTATATCTGATAAATCATTTATTTGAGCCCAATTGCTTTGTGCAGCATAACCACCAGTACTCTTTTTAAGTATTACTATAACTGCCACATCGTTACTAGGATTAGCTATGGTTGGTGGTTGACCACCACCCCACCAATCACTTGTGCTAACAAAGCCTGGATTGTTCACTACAGCGGTTACAGATCTAGTATTAAACATAACCACTTGATCAACCCTGTCATCCCATTTAGACGCGGCATCTTGTCCTGGTTCAACCCAAGAACCATGTACCCATCCAATGCCATCAACATAACCAGGTAAAGTAATCTGCTCACAAGCGTTTCCATCACTGTCAAGACCACTATATGAACCAATTAAATTACCCCAATCATCATACAAATCTCCATATGGTTTATCACCATACTTCTTGACCATCCACTCTTTAAAAACTCTATATGGCGCAACAGCAGTAATTCCCTCTGTAGCAGGCAGGTAATTAGACGTGCTACCATTGAGGGTAGCGGTAAGTCTACTAAAAGCATTTTGTGCAATTGATGAGTTACCACCATTTTGAAACATTTGGCTATCAGTGCCTTGGTTTTCTAGTGATGCAGGAATGTTAGGCGCTAAAGCAACCATTCCCAAACCTTCATAAGTTCTACCATTGTAAGTATATGGCGCTGAACCATTTAATCCAGAAGCTTTATATCGGTGTGGATCAAATCTAGTGTTTTTTAATGGGTTATCCTCATGACACTCACCAAAGCCAGTGTATAAAGCATTAACATAATTCCCGACGTATTGATTGTACATTGGCATTCTCCAATCCTCCGAAGTGTAGCCATGATATCCACTTATAGTTAAATTGTCATGACATAACACGTAGTCACCCGTGGGATAACCAGCCCATCCAGTCATTCCTGGGTCATAGGGACTTACTGTTATTTTAAAAGCATCAGCTATAGTTTCACCATTGTTAGGAATGATTTCAGGATTTGATGAAGGTTCTACATACAAGACTCCAACACCATCTAACGTGTTAGCAAAACCAGCATCTTGTTGAGATATATACGAGTCACTAATAGTTGCTACTATAGAACCAGCGGTATAAGGACCTAATGTCTCTCTTGTTACTACACAATTTGTTAATGGCATAATCTATATTTTTTATTAATCATAATTTGTTGCTGCTTCTGAATCATCACCATCATTTTGAACCGTCAACTCAGATACTTCTGCTGGATACTCACAACCATACTGTATAGCCAAACCATCCACATCGTCCGATGAACCAGGTATAATACATCCATCACAAGGTGAATTAGCTAGTTCTACGTAGTTTGTTGCGGTCGGGTCCATACAACCATAGTTGAACGCAATACATGGACTATCTGGATTGTTAGCACTTGTTTCATTTGTATTTGCTAAGGGATCATAATTGTAAGCTGTTTCATCTGTGCAACCATACACAATGCTTTCACACGAGCCATCATCCTCGTTGGCTAACGGATTAAAGTTAAAAGCAGTAATATCCATGCAACCAGGAACTACAGCGACACATGAACCATCATCATCCGTTGCATCTGGATTGTAGTTTAACGCTGTTGGATCTGTACAACCAGGTACATATGTTACGCAGTTACATGAACCATCATCAACAGTGGCTAATGGATTATAATTACTACACAAATATTCACCCATAGAATTCATACTACTGTCGGTACAACCCTCTATTATACCATCACCACTACAATCTTCAATTGCAGGATCACAATCTACACCACCTTCACAACATACGCAGGCTGAGCAGTCTATACACTCCACCGTAGCATTAGGATCATAGTTGACGTCGTTTTCATCCATGCAACCATATAGAAGTTCGTTTCCACTATCCCCATCGTATTCACATGGTGCGCAAAAGTTAGCTGGCGCACTAGAATAATCAGCTATAGCTTGAATTTGATCTTCAGTTAAACTACTACAGTCTAGTGTTGCATCACTATTATAGTTTAGAGCAGTTGGGTCCATACATCCCCAACAGTCATAATTGCAAACACCTTGTATTGTTGCTAAAGAATTATAATTACATGCTTGGGGTTCTACGCATCCAACCTCATTTTCCTGTATTACTACTAGTTCGCCACAGCAATCTGGCACTCCATCACCATCAGCGTCCGCACACGATGTTGTTGCTGCTGGATTATAGAATTCATAACTATTATCCATACAACCAACTTGTTCTTCTCCTTCTTCGAAGCAATCCTCGCACTCAACTAATGGTCCACACTCTTCTTCACCATCATCATTAACTATAATATTTTGACAAAATAAACAACTCCAAGAATAAACCTCAGTCCATGTTACTACTCCACCAGACGTTAGTTCACCAAAGTCGGTTAAGTACCCATCTTGCGTTGCGTTTGCATTATAGTTTGTTGCGTTTTCATCTTGGCAACCAATAACATAACTATCACACGAACCGTCTTCAATACTAGCTATTGGATTATAGTTTGGAGCAGCTGGATCTGTACATCCTTGAACATTATATAAGCAGCTTCCATCATCAATATCTGCTGGTAGCATTTCATTAAAATTGTCCGCCATTGGATCAGTACATCCTACAATATATCCAGTTTCATCACATTCAGCACCAGTACAATCAGTAACTATAACTTGAGCAGCCATACCTATTCCTTGAACTAAAAATTGACTAGGATCTGTTACAATACCACTATTACTACCATTTATTTTATTAAACCATTTCCCTTCTTTTTTTATAAACTCATTAACTTTACCTGTCTCTAAGTCTGTTTTAGCTAAAGAAACCCACCATCCATCTTTTTGATTTAAATTATAGTATTCTTTATCATTTAAAGCTACTTCAGTAGTTTCGTAACCAACGGGTATAACTTCTTGAACATAATTCATTTTTCCAGTGGTAACATCTTGAACTGTGCCTTGAAACTCATTGATTCGAGCTTGAGAGCCTTCGTAATTTATTGTTTTAAAAGATTTAACAGTACTAGGTAGGTCATTAAATGAAACAGTTAACTCGGAATCGAAAACTTGCCCATAAAATAGGTTTCTAGATACATCTGAATTATCAGAGTATTTACTTCTATAGTGTTCGTATATACTATTTCTATATGTAGTATAATACTTTCCAGCAATAGATAAACCTTGAGATGGTACAAATGACTTAAAACTAACCCAACCCTTAGCTGCTTCGTTAAAAGAAACTGTTGTGTCTAAGTTTTGAAAAGCTTTTCTATGTTTTAATGACAAGTTGTATTCTCCAGAAACTTTATCAAAAGATCCCAGTAAACTTTCTGTTGCCCGCATATTATCTCTAAACCAAGTCTTCATGCCAACATCAGATATTGGTGTTAATCCATCTCTTGATAATCTTAATACAGCACCTCTTTGTTTGTCTGTGAAATACATTCTATATTGATCTGCTGTTAGAGATTCTGGATTTTTAGATATTCCATAATCTCCAACAAAAGGAATAGCTGTACCCAACACCTTGTCTGTTGCTGTTAACTGTGGATTACCATCAGCATTAAACAAAGCATCTTTACTTGATAAAATCTTTAACACCTTGTCTTCAGTAAATACCACAATATCTGTATCTCTAGTTTTCATAGCCTGAATAGAGCCATACGATGGATTTAATTCTTTAGTTATTTTCTCCGCCATGTTAAATTCATTCAGATTATTAATCTGTGAAGTAGAATTATATAAGCCAGAATATATTAAACCACTACTAATATTCTCTTCTTTATAACCAGAAAATGTTGTTGACACTTTAACACCATTATCTAATTGAGGGGCATTATAATCGTCTCTAATTCTGTCTGATTCAACTCCATTACCAAACGAATAACAGTTAAACCAGGGTAGTTTAACAGGTTTATTCCAAGTTTCTATTTCCACTCCATAATAACCTGTTATACGTTTAAAGTGAAAATTAAAACGAACTGACGTAGAGCTTCCAGGAGGAGTTAATTGTATACCAGAGTACTGGATAGCGGAAATACTACCTATAGGTGTTACACCAGGAGTTATTATAGAAACTGGATAAAATGAATCTGGTGAAGCTATCGGGTTTTCAGCATCCCACTCTATAAAACTAAAAACATAAGTTGGTGTTATATTAGTAAAATTATATTCACAAACTTCCCCATCCAACGCTGCAACTTCACAAGCGTTCTGGGTTGTGTATGAAATTCCACTTGTTGTATTGTAGTACTGTGATACACCCGTTATTATATCACCCCATTGAACAGCATTAGAATTATATTGCGCCAATAAATTTCCCGCGCTAGTTAATATAACTTCACATTCCCTATCTCCTTCTTTTATAAATGTTTTAGGAGTACTAGTTAAACCACCACTTTTGTCTTCGTCTGTTAATTCTGGAAATCCAGAAAGATTGTTACTTGCGGGATCATACGCCACGCCATCCACAGGTGAATATAAATCTTTAATAACTGTTTTGGTTTCAGTACCATCTCCATGTTCAAAAACCAACTCATCACCAATTAGTATTTCGTGTCTATGTAATTCTGTCCTACCATCATAATTCCAATCAGAAACAATTGCAACAATCGCTCTATTATCTTCTGACGTGAAATATAAATTTTTAACCCTATGATTATCATAATTCTCTCCAAGCTCAACTGGTGTCATCACGCCGTCTACCTCTCTATTAACTTTTACTTTAGAATTTATAGGCATGTAATCGTACATGTTTGTACTATTAATTCTCATTGGTATAGCTTTAGAAGCCTCATAATATAAATCTAAGCCCACATCTTCTTTGGGTTCAGTTTCAAAACAAGCACCTTTCTGCGCGTCGGGATTAATAGTCTCGTAACTAACAGTTTGGACTGTTAAAAATTTTATTTTAATACTTTCACTACCATCATGTTTCATCCGACCACGTGGATCATAGGTACTTGTATCTAAACCTAAGTTTGTTAAAGTGTTAGTATCTTGTTCTATTTTTCTAAAATGAATTCTATATGAACGTCTTTCACACACATAAGGGTTATCTGTTACAGGGCCACCAGGTTGACCGTCTGCCATAGTTAGTTCTTCAACCATATCACATGGTGCACAACCAGTATCTTCATTGGGTTGGTAAAACTCCATTGTATAACCAAACCACACTGGTTGTGTTATGTTTCTAGAGTAATTTTTTACCTCAGTGGCTTCATTAACTCGTATAACTTTATAAATATCAGAGTCTCCTTCAAACTGAAACAACTGATCAATAGTGGTTATTTTTCCAATAAATTCATTAGTTTGAGCACCATACTGAGTAGATTTCACTGCTGATATTGTTATTTCACCCTTAGTACCGTTAGAAGCTCCACCATCACTTAAAGATTCTGGTTCGTAAAAGTTTCCACCTGCGGGCGAAAATCCAGTTTCATTTGGAAATATCATTCTTCTAGCTTTAGCACCATCTATAAAAGCATGGCTTGTTGGCACCGTGGTACCAGAAGCGTTAGTTGTTTGTTTAGACACACTGTACGATCGCCAAAATGCCCTAGTCATTTCATTATGCTGCCATGTACAAGAACCCATTACAGGGCCACCATTAGCACCTATAAGGCTTGTGTTATAAGAACCCGAGTTGATTTGACTCATAGATGGAATTAAAGTCACGGCATCTGATCCTAATATAGTGTCATAAATTTGTATAGTACCCTGTTGATACCACTCTGCCCCAAGTAATGTTGATGTAATATCATCTGGATCCCATATGTAAAAAGCTCCTTCATCAACAAAATCAAAGGTACTTTCACTAGTAAAACTCAATACAGCATTATCGAAAAAGTCAGGGTCTTCGTCTTCAGTAAAAGTATATTCTCCAGGAGAATCATCAACACTTGACCATATGTCAGTTATACCATCAAACGCTCCAAAAAACCAATTTGCACCATTATCAACTGGATTTGTAGCGGCTGGATCAAGTGAGAATGTAGCCTCGTCATTAGCGTGATCACCAACGGTAGCTTCGTTTTGAGACGAACTAGATATATAAGATAAATCATATTCGCCATCAGATTGATATTCTATTGATTGACCCAACACCATAACACCTTGTGCTAATGCTTGGTCTTTTTCTATTTTAACAAAAAACTTACCATCATACTCTGGCTTGTGTTGTACTACGGCTTCTCTAAACTCTATTGTATAAACTAAATAAGATTTTAGCCAACTAGCATCAGGAAAATCCGCAGCCCAAGCACCACTTGTTATATATGGGTCGCTACAATTACTATCATCAGCAACCGAGTCTCCGTCGTCATCACAAGTAGCATCACATTCACAAAAGAATTGATAATGGTTAATATCATTTTCAGCAAAAGGATCGGTCCATGCTACTTCAACGTTAGCATTAGAGTCGGTTAATCTCCAATTAGATAGTGTTCTCCAAGCACTTTTTCTAGTGTACCGTATGGGGCACGTAGCAGCTGAACCATTAGCCTCACCAGCGTGATAACCTATTATTCTAAACTCTACTAATCCCTCAATTTTTCTACCAAAAATACCCTCATCAGATTCAGTGTTAAAATAGTTGTTCCATGTGTTGGCTTGGATTTTAAACCTAGTACCTCCTTGAACAAGTCCAGCCGGAGGATTACTATTAGCATCACCGGTTAACCATATGCCCGTTGTATTAGTTGCGTCAAGACCACCAACACCAATACCAGTTGTTTCATCGTTAGGGTGGCCAATAAAACCTAATCTAAGATATTTTGTTTTAACAAAATCTGGAGCTTCATTTTCAATAGCTATAATTTTATATCTAGCCTTTTCTAAAACCGGCTCCTCTTCTCCATGTCTATTTTTTAATATTAAATAGGTTTCTTCATCAACCTTATTTCTATCAGATGAGTTAAAAGATATCCATATATTTTCATCTCCAGCGTCATACCATCTATCCATTATAAGATTGTAGTATTCATTGGATGTTTCCTTAACATAATACTTAACGTAATCAATCCAGTCAGCTGGTGGTTCATCATCACTCCAATTTTGAGAAACAACGAAATTGTTTTGTAAGGCGCAAAGTGTTTTTTCTACAGAAATATCACCTGTTAGTGAATCGTAAATTTCTCCCTCTGCGTCGATTGTACTACTATAGCCAGGTGTTATAACTGGTGTTTCTCTACCATACTTATCACCAAATACAACTCCAATTTTATAATCTCTTAATGATTTTATAGATTTTTTAGGATTATTTATATTAGCAGAATCATTACTTTCTATAGTTTGAGTTAAATTAATAGGTCCATTTAAATTATAACCTTGTAAATAATTACCATACACCACTCTATTTCCAACAATCTCTTGGCTCAATGCTTTTCTTGGAACATTATCCCACGCTCTAAGTATTTGGTTGGAATCTAAAACTCTATGTATCATTTCTGAGGTTATAGATAAATAACCAGTTTTTATGTCTGAAGAATCTTTATTTGGTGTAAAGTAATCCCATTCGTTATCTTTTCCTCTGTCAATACTACTTACAACATAAACATTAGATGAGTCTGTAGACTTGTAAAGTACATCAACACTTTTAACGTCTTCTGGGATATTTACAGGTATAAAATCTTTTATGGCTAAATGTCTAATTGTATTTACCATTCCAAGATTATAGGCTTTACTAATTTTATAATCAAATCTATCTGGTAAGAAAGCTAATTCAGACCATGGAGAAAACGCAGAATATTCACCATCTTCATATTTATATCTATATCCAAATCTAACTAACTTCAATTCAAATAGTGGTTTGCTTAATTCTAATGAAACATCCCAAGTACTCATATTAACTGTGATACCTGCGTTACCAGAAATTATAATAACTCTAATATTTTTTTGATTACTTAATGTTTCATTTCCTTCATCGTCTTCATAACAAACAAAATTACAAGTAAATGTTATGTCAGGATTTAAACTACTTGTAAAAACTAGGATATCATTTTTTCTAAATTGAGTATTTTTAAAACCATCTCCAGCTGGAGTTAGAACCTTTATATCGCCTATAACTAAAAGACTATTTTCATCAATTCCACCCTGTTGAGTTATTGTGGATTCATTTAAAATAACACCTGTTACTTGAATATTGGTTTCGCCAAAAGGTCTATCAGATGAACGCATTTCTAGTGTTGGTGGTGTTTTAGGAGCTTGTCGCAATACTGCTACGTGTTTTTCAAGTAAATCCGTTTTGATTGGATTGCTACCTATTCCATCACTTAAATCACTAACATTAACTAAAACCTCTGTTGAAGGGTCTTCTACATATAATTTTGTGTGAACAAAACCATTGTTGCTATAACCATCAATATTTGTACCAGCTTTACATCTTTCTATATTTATTTTTTTAGGTTCAGAATAACCATCTGTCCAAAGTAATAAATCATCAATAATGTTTATTCCGTTTATAGTATTTAGATGAGAACTATTACCAGTGAATAAAGTACCTGGATTAAAGTTTAAAACTCTTTCAGCTTCAAATAAATAATAATGCATACCAACCACACTAAAAGTAGATCCTTCATAACCACTTATAGATACCACTCTATCAAGTAGTATTCTCAAGGTTCCATCATCATCCGTTGTTACACCTATCACGCCTGCGGGGTCAGTTAATAAATCATCACCACTTTCGCTAAGAATCCGCATTGTCATACCTGGTCTAAGTGTGTTTTTATATGATCTACCCTGAGGACTGGTTATATAAGCACTAAGTTCATTAAATCCGTTTATATCACCACCAGTACCTAAACTATCTGGCGTAAGAAAATCTGCGCTTTTTGCTAATACTCCAAAAATATCAACAACCACTAAACTTGAATCATTAAATTCATCAACCTCAACTATGTAATCAGCGTATACTCTTTGCCCTAACGCATCGCTATCTGCAGTACCGTTATCAACGTAAAAGTTTTTAGGTGCTATAAGTTTTGACGCCATAAAGTAATACGCTTTATTGGTTTTTTCGTCAGCAACACTACCAACGCAATTGGGAAAAGCATCTGGAATTGAAGCTGAGACAGGACCACTTACATCTGAAAACCAAGTTTGTGTAGGAGAAAAAGCTTCCGCTACATTACCTTTTATGTTCTGAACAGCGCCAGCTGCACCACCTTCTTGACCAGCAGAATCCGTTGTTCTAACTTGGATATTCATAGCGTGTCTATATTCTCCGTTCTTAACGAGTCTTTCGTCAAGATCTTTGTTCATCTTTCCACCCGTAAAAGTATGTTTAATTTCTGGCATAATATTATTTTATAGGTTTACTCAACCCTTTTAAAACTTGAGTAAATTCTTCCATTTTAATATTAGATAATCTTATTTTTGCTTTTCTAGTTTCAGCAAATTTTTCTTTCTTATATCTAAGTATAATAAACTCTGGTATATTAGATCTTGTAGATAATATACCGTAAGCTATCCACTTGTAGCAAGCCTCTTCACAAAACTTATGCACAACCATTTCATTATCAGTTCCAAGTCCATCACTTATATATTTTAATATAATAGTTTCACCAGCTAAACTAGATCCAAAATGTATCATGCCTCTAGCATAGTCAATATAAAATGTTCCGTTAGACTGTGCATGTTGTGGATCTAGTCCATACCTTCTACCCTTATTATCTATTTCTATATCGGTAGAATCATTAGAGTATACATCAGTTTCTTTTTTATCTTGGTATTTAGATAATGTGTTACTAGGTACTTGTTCTGTTAAATTTAAGTCACCTATAAATTGATAAACACCATCTGCATCTTGGGTGATAGCAAATGGATTAGATGTTTTATTGGTTGGATACAAAACTCTTTCAATACCATTACTATCTGATCGAGTCACTTTAACATAGTTAACATAATCTTGTGGTAATACCATTTTTAAAGTATTTGGGACTTCTATCTCTTGAGATTTAACAGAACGAAAAACATCGTATGATAGTTCTTGAATAGCACGCATAGCATGAAATTGAACTTCAGTTCTTTCTACCCTAGGTATTATCTTACCCTCTCCCACGTGCGATATCATAAATGCGCTAATAATGTTATCTAGCGATGTAAATTGATAAGTACCAAAATCACTTCCAGTGTAATATGCTTTTTGCGTCTGATTGTCTAATAATCCCATAATTAACTATTTTGTTCTTGTCTTGTTTGTTGTTTATCAACCGCTATGGCTTGTTGAAGTTCAGGACTTTCTATTGCCACACCTGCTAATTGTAGTATTCTGGTAACTAAAGCCTCTTCATCTGATGGCGATAATATAAAGTGTGTAGAATTGTTATAATTGTACAGGGGTTTTTCACTAACAACAACATAGCTCCAATTAGGTGAAACAGGTCTTACGAAGTATTCTAATCTAATTGAGCTTGATCCAGTATCAATTGGATCTGGGTGAATCTCCATAATCATAGCTTGTTGACTTGTGTTTGTTGCAGATGGATTAAGGTTTGTTCTTCTTACAAAAACAGGTCTAGAACTTACAGGTGCGGTTAAAGGGTTTCTTTTTATATCTAGCAATCTATTCATATCAACTTCAGTTATTTCAACTAAACCATTATCTCCTCCTGTATTTAAATAAGCAGTTGCTATCATGTAGCAAGATTTAGGTATGCTCACAAGTCCTCCAGAACTTATTGTAATACTATTATTTCTTGTCTTTATATAACTCAACTTTTCTCTCAACATTTCCCCCTCATCAAAAGCTTCTGTTTGATTCTTTGGTTTTAGTTGAGCCATTTTAAAAGCATGAAAATGATTATTAATAATATCTAATTGTGCTTTATCTGCTAATAAATTAAACTCTTGAGGAGTTATATATCCTCTTTGTTCTTTATTAGATATTGTTAATACTTTTTTATATACTACATTTACATCTACCATTATTATTATTTTTTATAAGGAAATTGTTTGTTAAGCCAATTTTTCCTTTTATTACATCCACAATCTTTAGCACCAACAGCTCTTGCTGCTATTTGAGCTAATGATTTAATTCCAGTAGCTGTTGTGAATTTATGTATTGTATCTCCTAATCCTTTTGATTTCATATTAATATATATTTTACTATAATATAGTTACATAATAAAGTGAAAGGTTAGCCCTTAAATAAAAATAGCCACTCCTTTCGGGTGGCTATTTCTATCAGTTAAAAGATTATTAATTTAATCTCTTTTCTATATTTGAATATATTTCCATACCTTCGTCAGTTTTAAACCATTGTGCTAACGCAGAATACGGATGCTCATCAAATGGGACAGTCATTAACTTTTTGTCGTTTGAAGCCCACATAAAATGTCTTTGATCACTTGATAATTTTAATATTCTAGCTTCAGTAGCTTTAATACCAAAATTTCTAAGTTGGATATTTTCATCATTAGCTAGTTCTATGAATAACTTAGGATTTTTCTTAGCAAATAGTAATAAATCTCTTTTTAATTCTTTAGAACTCATACTAGATACCTTAGATCCGCTTTCTACTCTCATTATAGATTCAGCCATATTAATATCCATATTCATAGCCGCATTTAAAGCTTTTAATTCTTGTTCTATAATATCAACTTGATTTGCAGCTTGAACTTTTGGTTTTAATTCAACCCAAGTTTTACCAGCTTGTGGATGGTATTTAGACATAAGTTTTTGAAGATTAACCTTATTCTTCTTAACATGTAATATTCCTGATCTAAATATAATGTGAGATAATCTTTGATCACCTTTCATTTCATCTACAAAAACTGTTCTTTGATTTTCACAGTATTTCAATTCTCTTTCGTAACCCTTTTCTTCATCAAACCAATATATATTTGTAGCTTTAATAGATTTGCTTAGTGGTTTTGTACCATTTCTTAACACGTAAGTTCTATCTTTTATTTCCCATTCATCTCTCTTTGGTTTGGGTTTAACTTCTTTTACTTTAGGAGTTTCAACCACCGGTTCTTCCATAACAACCGTTTCTTCAACTACAGGTTCTTCAACTATAGTTTCTTTCTTTTTCTTTGCCATAATATAATATAATAAAAATTAATAAAAAAATAGAGGCAGCATTTAGCTGCCCCTATCTTCAACTAAGTACTAGTTCAATAACATAAAGTTATTAGCACCTTGTACAACCATGCATCTTTCTGATAAGAAGTTAACTTGCATTGCATCTAATTTAGATGTAACTGCACCAACAGATCCAGTGATCCAAGTCTTCATTCTTCTACTCTCCATTTGAGAAGCTCTATAACGAACGTGTAGGAAAGGTCTTTTCATATTCTTTCCTAAACTTTCATCATAAACCGAAGAAACACCAGCAGGTACCATTATACCTCTAATGTCTTCACCAGCAGTAGCAGCAGCATTAATACCACCTCTAGTAGCCAAGTCATTTAGATATTTCCAATCGGATTTGTAGAAGTCATAAGAACCTCTTCTAAATCCTGAGAAACCTAAGTTTAATGCCATATCTTCGTCGTTGTCAAATACTCCATAAGAAGTACCACCAGCTCCGTAAGAATTCATTGAAGCAAGCATATCGTCTATTGCAAGAGCAGTTGCTCTGTTTACAAACATCATGTTTTCTTCGATAGCACCATTCTTATCAAACTCAGCTAAGATAGCATCAAATTCAGCTAAATCAGTAGCAGCGTTAACACCTGTTACACCAGATGACTGATGTCCTCTAGTTTTAACAGCTGAGAATAAACCTTCTGTACCAACCAAACCGTTAGCACCACCTAAAATAGTAGAATCATCATGAGCTTTTTCAGACTCAATACATACCATTTCTAAGTAATCAGAGAAACGAGCTCTTGTATCACCCTCTGCTTTTAGATACCAGTAGTAACCATTTTGTCCGTCTTCACCGCTTACTTCAACCCAACCGATTTGTGCAGCATCAGATCCCGATACTTCGTATAAATCTTTTAATATAATTGGCTTGTTAGTAAAAGTTGTGAACGAAGGTTCGTTAGCAGCGCTTCTACCATCTGTTCCTTTGCTAAATTCAGATCCAAATACTAATATAGTACAAGTGTCATCACCATCAACAAAATTCATATTAGTTAAGTGAGCTGCGCCATAAGGTAGAACTGTTATATAGTTATTTGACGATGTTGCGCCACTACCTGATGAATCTAAATCAACAGCCGTTACACGACCAGTTACTGTTTGACCACCACCAGCTAATAGTACCATATCACCAACTCTTATTCCATGACTTGTTCCTAACGTAAACGCCGATCCACTTTCATCGATATCGTTGGTAATTTTTACTAAACTTGTTGCAGCAGTTTGAATTTCACATTTATAAGATAGATGTAATCTACCTTGTTCTGACCAAATAACTTGATCAGCTGACATAGCTTCTTCTGCACCTACTTGAGCAAGAAAACCTGAGATAGTTCTTTTACCGAACACCTCAGCTTCTTTCTCCATTAAGTCTGGAAGATACTGTGCCGCCCATCCAGAGTTCTGGATGTCTAAGTAATTATCAGATAAAGTTGCTTGTACTGAAGCAGCTCTAGTCTGAGATCCTGGAGTAATTGCCATAATTAATTTGTTTTAAATATTTTTAATTCTTTTTTCTAATTTTAAAGGATCTATTTTTTATATCAGAAGAAGTATTACCCAGCACTCTATACTTAACACCCCCAACATTTGTTTCGCCGTGAGTTTGTCTAGGTTCAAGATTAATATTTTTATCTTTAGCAACTCTTGTTTTAATCGCGTCAGCTTTACCTTGTTCATAAAAATGACTAGCAATAGCATCAGCATTCATAGCGGTAAATAAAGATTTGTGATAACCTTTAGCGTCTTCAATAGTTGAATTATCTTCACTAACAAATTTGTTAACGAAATTATTAATATCACTTTGATTAGCTTTTACTTTATCAACATCTTTAACATTAAACCGATATTTCTTATCTCCAACATTGTATTCAAAACCTTTGAATTCTTTATTAAAAACATTATCAGTTTTTTGCTTGAACTTTAATTTACTTGCTTCAGATAATTTCTTCTGTTCTTCAGATTCCTTATTGTATCTATTAAAAAAATCAATAGCCTTTTGTTGATCTTGGGTCAACTTTGACCCAGCTTTGATATCTTCATAGTATTTAGACTTTTGCCCGTCTAGATAGGCTTTAGCCTCGGCAACTTGCTCTTTTAAGGCTATTTTCTTTTTACGTATTGCTCTTTCGTCGTCTACATCTTCATCCACACCAAATGTGTCTTCTAATAAGAAGCCTCTTTCTTCAGCTGTTAAATGAGATTTAGTAGCTCTATAGTATTCATCTAATACTTCAGAGTCGTCCATTTTAGTTACGTCTCTATTTAGTTTCACGTAGTCTTGTATGTCACCACCTGTTTCATCCATAAAGTCTATTAACTTTTGTATATTTTCTGGAAGTGGTTTTCCAGTTGTCTCTGATTCTGCTATAGCTTCTTCTATTTTTTCTTCAACAACTTCAGGTTCTTTAAGATCCTCCATCGTGATTTCTTCTATAACAGGTTGTTCTTCTTCTTTAGTTTCCTCTACTATTTCTTCCTTAACTTCTTCAACAACTTCACTTTCTTTTTCTTCAACTACGTCATTATTTTCTTCTACGGATTGCTCCTCAACTTCTTCACTTTGATCTGGTAGTGGTTTACTTAAATCTACTTTAACAACACTATCGTCGCCAGCACTTGCAAACTTAGATTTAAATTGTCCCTTTTCGTCTCGTGGTTGCTCCGCTTTATTTTCTACAACCTCTTCAGTGGGTTGCTCAGTGACTTCTTCAATCACATCTTTATTTTCTTCTGCCATAATAAAATTTTATAAAATATTAAAAATTAGGTGATTACAAGTTTAAACCAGCATCTCCCGTTAGTATATCATTACCTGATGATTCAAATTTATTAAGAGAATTACCCTTATTTCTTTGATCTATCATATCTTTTTGATGAGCAGCCTGTCTGTCTACTCTATCATCTTTTCTATCTTCTCTTTTAGATTCGTTACGTTCTGTAATCTCTCTTTCCATTCCTTTTAATTGAGAGTTTAACTCAAACTCTAATTGCATTAATTCTTTCTTAGATTGAACTTCTTCTTGTAGATATTTTATTTTTAACTCATTTTTTGTTTGCTCTAATTGAGCATCGGTTTGAGCTTTAGCTTGATTCTTTTGAACCTCCATTTGAGCAGCTGCCTGTTGTTGTTGAGCATTTGCTTGAGCTTGAGCTTGAATATTTTGTTGCTGTATCTGCTGATCTCTTTGCAGTTTATTTTTTCTTTTTATTTTTAATAACTGATTAGCTAGTTTTATATTTCTAACATCTCTAAGATCAATAGCATCATCTAAGTCAATAGATTTTTGAGCCAACGCTTGTTGTATATTATTTTCTAATATAGCTTTTTCTTCTTCATCTGGTAGCATTTCTATGAATATACCAAAATCATGAAGATGTAAATTTTTCATTTCTTCTAATGTAGCCACATTATGAGCGCCCACAGCTTGAATAAAAGCTTCTTTTGTTGGTGAATATTCTACTATATCAGCTATTCTTAGAGATAAGCATTCTGCTGTTTCAGCTGTTAAGTATAACATTGATTGCAATATATGTCTAGTAGCTGTATTAGAATTTGCAGCAGCTAGTTTTTGAACACCAACTAAAGCATTAGCGTCAGGCATACTACCATCTCTAGCTTCATTTAATCCAGTCACATCCCTTATCATCTGCATGTAATAATTATAAGTTGTAATTAAACTTTGTATCTTATTACCTCCAGCCCCATTTTGTATTTGCTGAATTGGTACTTTACCTGGATTTTGATCTCCTTCAGATGTAAAACTTCTACCAATAACACTACCAGTTTGGAAGAACATGTTTAAGGCTTCTTGCGGATTGTAGTTTGTTCCATTACCAAGATCAACCTCAGCTAAACCATCAGCATCTAAAAATACTCCATCAGGAACCATTCGAGCCATTACTTGTTGCAACTTTAAGTGTGTTAGTTGAATCATGTCAGCAAAACCAGTTATTCTACCAACAAGAGATTCTATTCTACCCTCATACATTCTAGGTGCTACTATCTGGTAATTCATCTTAACTGATTTAAAGTCTGAATCAGATCTCATCATGTTGTCACACATTTTCCATCTTAATAATTTATCACAACCAGGTAAGTAAACTCCTTCATATAAAGTTTCAACAACTCTTTCTAATTTACTAAATTCCCCATCCATACTTTCTATAGGTGGATTAAACGTGTCATCTTTTTGTATTACTCTTTCTGCTCCAGTAGATAATTTTTTTAATTTATAAACATCATTCATGTGAGTCTTGTAATTAAAATATAAAACTTCTATTTTATTTTTATCAGTATCACTTCTATATTTAGCTCTACTTGAAGCTGTTTGTCCAGAGTTATCTGTTATTTCTTTTATCTCCTCTTCAGTTAAATGTTCAAACTCTTTAACTAATTCATTTATTGGAATCTCTTTTACTTCACCAATATAATATATATCATCAAAATACGGTGAATCAGTATGTGACCACACTAAATTAACTGGATCAACGTATTTGCTTTTTGCACCATCAGCCCAATCAAATGTTGTCTTTGTTGCTGCTATACCTATAGTAGTTAAATCATATAAGCATCTTCTTCTAACAAGATCATAATCACTATTTTCTAATAATACATTTATAGCTTGTTCTTCAGCTACTTCTACAGCTTGTTTGTATGTAAGTTGCATATGCAATGCTAGTTCCTCTTCTGTATCAGGTAATATGTCTGGATCATTTTCATACAAATCTATATCAAAGTTAGCTTTTGCTGCATCAATGAAATCTTTAGCCCTCATATCTCTAAGCATAGATTCCATATACTCTGTTCTTTTGCTTACCCCATAAGAATCCTGAGAGAAAGCGTTTATTTCATAGGATCTTTGTGCCATACCATTAACAACAATATCCACGAACTTGGGAATAATAGGAACGGGTTTCCAGTCTAAATTTAAATAAGATAAATCACCATTAATAGATAATTCATTTTTATATTTTTGTATTGATTGTTCACCTCTGGCGTACAATCTCAATTGATGAAACTTAGTTAATTGATCATCAAATTTAGACGTTGTTCCAGTGAACCATTCTTGTTTTATAGCTTTAGCTACTTTTAAACCATAATCATCACTTAGTTTTTCTAAATCACTAACTGCTTGTGATGGAAAGTTTATAACAGACTCTGTCATACTTTATTCTTTATTATTGTTGATTGAAATCCTTTGTTATTATATTTGGATATATTGAGGTTTAATTGTGTTGGTTTTTTATCTTGATTTGGTTTATATAAATGTCTATTACAAGCCATTATTGCTAATCCCGAACTTATTGAAGCATCATGTTTAGTTCTTTTGTTTATATCAAATCTAGACCAATCATTTAGTGTATCATTAAAATACATGTCACCATAACTTCCATCCTCACCTAAACCAACATGGTCGTTAATATACATTTCAATAGCAGCAGCATGAGCCTGTTTTATATCTTCACTTGAGTTTGGTATTCCACCAACTTCTTTTTCTGCAACTGATAGTTTATTCCAAATTTTATCTGGTCTATTCATGCTAAATTTTCTATAACCTCTTCTTCTTAGGTAATATAGTAATCTTGGTTTATTGTTCTCCGCTAGTAACGGCATACCATAAAATACCAATGCCATTAAAACGTCTTCAAAAAATATCTCAGCTGTTTGAGGTCTAGCTATATATTCTAAAAAGAACGTGTTGGCTGGAGCATCTTCCATTGAAAATTTAGTTAAACCGTGTAAAGCTCCTTTCGATCCAGTACCATCAACTGTCCCAGATATATCATATGAGTCACATCCGAAAGCACCCATATGTTCATTGCCTGGATATTTTACGCCATTTTTTAAAATGACGTTGTTTTGCAATCTTTGACTTGGAACCCAACTTATTTTAAACCTACCGTTTGGATCTGGATTAAAAGTAACTTGTGTGTCTTTAACTCCATTAAACCATTGAAAGTTTCCAGTAGTTAATACAGACGAGTTTCTATTTCCTTCGTTATAGTCTATTTGCTCGTATATTTTTATAAGATTAAATAAACTATTTTTAGTCTCATCTCTAAAGGCGTGTTCTTCAGTTCTTGGAAACTGACGATAAAATTCATTTAAAGCATCTTGATCATCTTTCAAACCCTCAGCTTCATTTTCCCAGTGATCTATTACACCATAATCTATATCTACTCCATGGGGATCTTGCTTGTGTCTTTTAGGAGTATCAAACACGGGTTGTCCATATTCATCAATAAATCCCTCGTAGTTCCATTCCATAGGGATAAACAAAGAATATAATCCTGACTTAGTCTGTCCATTGCGATTTCGTTTTGTGACATCTGAATTATAGTATAAATTTTTAAAGTTATCACCTCCTTTATCTAACGCGTTACTTGTACTACCCATCATACATTTGCCTATAATCCTACTACCTAATCGTAAACAAGTTTTTGTAACTCTCCAGTTATTTTTTATATTATCAGGTCTCTCCCACTTACCACTTTCATCATGTACTAATAGAGAAAGTTTTTCACCGTCATAACTATTATCACCTGTATTTTTCCAATCAATAGTAGTATCAAGACCTTCCATATCATCTTGTTCCTCTCTTTCCCTCATTTTTTTACGAGTAAATTTTTTAGCAGGAACTCTATACGCTAGTTCAGACTTTGGTCGGTCCATACCATCTTGTATTGGTTTAAAGAAGAATGGATAATTAATACTAATCGGCACCACCTTGTCTGTAAACATCTTTTTAGCGTCAGCACCCGTTTTAGATAATATACCAAATCTACTATCACTTGCTAGTGTTGCTTGATGTACTGTTTCAGCTGAACTCATAAAAGAAAAACCAGAACGTCTATTTTTTAAATAACACATTCCATAACTTCTATTATCAGCTTTGCAACCTTCCCAAAATATAAAGAATAATCTATTCGCCTCTCTAAAGTCAGGAGCACCAACATCAATTTTACTCCACTGTAAATACATGTAGTGAGTTCCCGTTATGTATGTTGGTTTACCATTGTTCATAAACCAAAAACCCTCCTCTCTTCTTCTAAACTCTTCATCTATATATCCATAGTGTTTCTCTTTAAAATCATCAGGATACTCTTGCCAATCAAATACAGTTTTAATTCTTTTAAACTCAGGATTAGTTGGAAACTGTCTCCATTTCTGTTCCGATTTATTTTTACTACAAGAGTATACTTCTTTTGGTTGTTTTGGTAGTGCTATTCTAAAACCTTGTATTTCAAGTATTTCACCTATCATACCCGTTTTAGATATCACCACAATATCATTTTCCTTGTTATAACCGTATTTCCATTTTTTAGATTTGTTAAGTCTTTTAATGGTATTTAATTTTATAGGCTCTACAACCTTATATAATGTTTGTTTATACATTATTTAGATCTCCCTTCTGCGAATCCTTTAAAAGCAGTTTTCTTTTCTTCTTCTATCGGTCTTCCCTCAAGCATTGCTTCTTCCTCGTGAATCCTATTTAATATTTCAAAAGCATCGAATATAGCTAACTTCTTTGTAGCTGCTGCATTCTTTAATCTATCAGCTGATATATCTTCGTCTGAATCAACTATTTCTTCTCTAGCAACTTTAATTAGTTCTTCAACCGCCTTGTGCCCAGCTTGGATTATATTCTTCTTCGTTTCCTTGATATTCATATTTAATTGTAATAAATTTATTCATAACCCTATACAATCTCTCTCCGTTGATAACAAACTCATATTCACTACCTGGACGAAATCCAATAAGTTCTCTTTTGTTAAATGTTCCATCAGAATACTTAATAATACCTACTAATGGTCTTTCTTCTTCAATATTAAAATTATCATTACTTTCTAAAGGTTTAACGAAACTATAACCAGGCATAGCTTTTCTGTTATATAAAAATATTTGATCTTCAGTAACTAGATACTGATCTTCTTTCCAATAAGATCTACTATTTTTCTCTCTACCTTTAACATCATGCCATCTTCTAAAAATATTATGATGCACTATTACTTCATCACCCACATTAATAGGTGATTGAAATAATAGTGGAGTAGCGATTACTTTTGCTAATCTATTTACATACTGATGATTGAATACTTCAGTATTAAGTATAAGTTCTTTTTCACCAACTTTTGTAGAGTTATTATATCTTTGGCCTATTGGTGATACTATAAAATCTTTATAAGCTTTCATTAGTACTCTAAGTTATACTCAATTGATATAGCCATGTTTTTATTAAAATCTTTCCAAGGTATAACTACTTCTCCTTTTCTAATATAAATACAGTATTTATCTTCTTCTTCTATTATATCACAGATTTGATGCCCGCCGTAAACCTCTTGATCTACAGCGTAGTGCATCGAATCGTTTTTGTAGTCTTTACCTATAGTTATCTTTCTAATGATATTACTTTTCATCTTTATTGTCCTCTTCTTCTTTAGGCCAATTTATTGTTCCATCTTGTAAGTTAACATCAAAAGTTCCATACTCTTTTTTTAATGTATCCTGAAAAACACTTATTCTATCTTGAGTCATTGTGAACCTATGTAGTAATTCGTGTTTTTGTGTTGATATTTTACCTATGTTAAATTGAATAGTATTTATAGCATTTACTAAATTTTGCATATGCTGTAAATGTTCATCTGAAATTTTTTCTGCTTTTACTTTTAATTCAACTTCTTTTTCTTTATTTGCCATTTTATTTAATTTTATTTAGTTATTGTTTAGTTATTGTTTATGCTAGTCCATATTTTTCATATAGACTAAGTAATACTGTTGTTATTTCATCGTTTGCTAAAGCACCTTTATATGCTATTATTTCATAAAATTCACCTCCAAAACCACTTCCAGGTTGAGAAGCGTCTGGTCCATTCCATTCTCTACCTATTTCAAAACTACCTGTTTTAAACTCAACACTTGTTGCGGTTGGGGATGTCATATTTGGCTGTTGGCCATCTGAGCTAGAGAACAAATGTGATGTATTAGTACCAGCTTCAAATTTGCCCATTAAAACTGTGATACCAGTAGTAACTGTCGCCGCATCACCAACAGTTGTGGTTCCATTACTGTTTGATCCTGATAATTTAAAATATGCTGTACCACCACCCAATCCACTTCCAGCTGTATAAGCTTCGAAGTTTGCTGAACTACCAACAGCGTTGTTTAATTTCCAATGATGCATCTTAGCACTACCACTAGGATTTGCTGTGTCTGGTTTTATAACCCAAAAAAAGGTTATATCACTAGTGTTTATAGTTGATAAAGAAAAGGTATTAGCATAATCACCACTTTGTCCATTAGTTAAAAATGGAGTATATTGACTACCATCAACAGCATCATCATCAAGAAGTCCACTATGTGGAGCATATAAATTCACACCAAGTAAACCCACGCCTCCACCATGACCTCTGCTATCCCAATCATAATAAGAATTAGACATTAGACCTTCACCAAAACCACCCATTCCAGTTCTATCAAACTCTGCATAACTATGACCATTAACTCCATTCAATTTAAATGTAGGAGCGCTAATTCCCCCATCTCCATTTGGTCCTATTATTGATAAACCTGAACCACCTGGAGAAGGATCTACTGTAGCACCTCTCCATGCTCTTAAGAAATAACCTAATCCATGTGCGCGATTAGGTCCGTTTTCGTAACCAAGAAGATGAAACATCTTGTTATCTATTCTACCAATTCTCTCGTCTTTAGCTATAGTTTTAGTACCAGAGTTATTTTTGTAAACTGTTGATTGATCAGTAAAATCATACCAAGCAACAAGAGGGTGATTAGTAGAGTCATGCAAAGAAATCACGGTGTTATAGTGATTAGACTTTAATGCTCTATTAGAAGCCTGTGGTAATCCTGTTGGTAAAGATAACATTAGTCTCCATAATAAAGTATAGCAGCACCTTGACTTAATTCTATTTTAGTCCATCTACCATATATTGTTATACCAGCTGGAAATGTCTCATCAGTAGGTACAACTTGACTACCAGCTCCATTTGCATCAACATCTGCATCACCAAAATAAGCTACACCTCCATCAAGATTACTTCTATCAGCCGATAACTCTTCAAACTTACAATCTACAACAACCGTTATGGCTACTATCACTTTTCCAGTAGGTGGAGTTACCTCGTCACCATTAGTAGTATAACCACTACCTAGTTGTCCAAATCCATATTGTGTTGCGTTGTCTTTATAACCCATAATTTAAGTTTTACTATTCTCCGAAATAAGCGATAATACCGTGACCATCTGATGTTGCTGGTCTAACAGTATGCCATCTACCAAATAAAGTATGCCCCTCAGCAACTACTCCCATGTTAGTGCCAGTAGTTATATTTCTACCACCTGTACCATGTACTTTATCATTAGGATTAGTGAAATATATTGTTTGTCCATCTACTAAATCAACATTTGTATCTAAAGTTATTTCTTTAACAGCATCACCAACATTTACAGCTGCTACTTTTGTTCCATAAGGAATACCCACACCATCAACATACCAACCAACAGCATAACCTTTAGTTACATAACTAGTATCCATAGTAAACGTAGCTGCTCCAGATACATCACCACTTTCGTCTACTGTGTCAGATGTTGTTCCAACGTGTGCTGCTGCAACTGAGTTAACAAACAATGAAGAATCTTCTGCTACTAACTCTACAAGAATATTACCCTGCGCGGTTGTGCCTACAGCGTCTATGGCTATAATAACTTTACCGTGCGGTGCTGTTATTTTATTATCGGTATGATCTGAGTAAGCTGAACCAGTTATTTTTGCTGTCCAATCATATGTAATTTTTCCCATTTTATTTATTATTTATTTTGTTGTTCATTTTTCTTTGACGATCCTCCAAAGAAGAAATCGACTACCGTGTTTACTTTAGCACTCATAGCGCCAAATATTGTAGAGATAAAACTTATCTCAAATTCTCCCATGTCTAGATCTCCTGTTACGAAGTATCTAAACATCATAAAGCTTAATCCGAAGTATGCAATTGTAAATAACGTCGCAAGTATCTTTTGAATAATTGCGTCGTCTTTGTACATATCTCTAGCGCTCTTTCTGTCCTCGACCTCTTGCTTAAAGGCTTCTTGCTCCGCTTCAAGTAGTAGCCGCTTGAGTGCAAGCTTTGCTTCATCTCTCTCTTTGTCTGTTGTAATAACTTTGTCAAGTATTCCTTCTGCATTTTCTACTACTGTGCTGAATAAGCCACCTACTAAATTCTTTATCATCGTTCATTATCTTTTATCATATCATCGATAGACTTATTCATTACCTTATCGGTGTATGATTTGTTATTAAAAAAAATACTATTCTCAGAGGTTGGTATATCCTCTTCACCAAGTAGTATTCTATAAATTCTACTTATTAAGTGTGAACACTTAAAGGAGGTTTTGAATACAGAGTATTTGATGGTTGTTCTATTTCTATGTCTCCAAGCTTCTATCCAACCATTCCTCCTTAATTTCTCCCAACGATTCTTATTCCAACTCATTGTGTAAGTACCGTCGATAAATTCTTGACGCGTGAATCTCCCTTTACAATCTAAATAAATAAGAAGTTCTAATTCAGCATCAGTCAACCCGTAAGTTTTACAGGCCCATTTTCTAACGAGCCTGTAATACTTAAGGATTTGTAAATCACGTAAATCGTGACTAGTTAATCGCATTTATTATGATGCGTCAACAACTGCTACTGAAGCACAAGCTGTAATATCTGCATGTAAAAACTTAGAGTTTTCACTATCAGCTACTACAATGAATGGAGAGTTGATAGCATTAGCACTAGCAATAGCTCCAGTTATAGCTTCCATAACTTCTTTGTGTTTACCAGAAGTAACAGTAAGCTGAACAACAGGTGCATCTATACCTGCATCATTATCTAATTCTTGGTTAGAAGTAAAATAACATCTAAGCGCAGTTGATGTGTGCATTTCAAGATGAGATAGTTTATCAGCAGGAAAGCATACTACTTCTTCATCAGCTGTATTGTCATTAGCAGCAGCTGATGCAAAATATAAAAATTTCTTCATTGTTTAAATTTTTTTATGATTATTAATTAATTGATTTTGATTTTATGTTTGTTGTTTATGGTTTATAGTTTGCGTATAATCTACTTTAATAGATATTACATGCTTTTTAAGAATAGTAACTATTCTACTAGTACTATGTCTCTCATACGTATAACTCTATATAATTCGTCGTTATATCCAATATCATGCCCAGCGTGTTTATCATAGTATATAGTATCACCTTTTGTTACTATCTCTACCATATTACCAACTGAAACTATATTAGCTTTTTTATAACGATTTGATTCATCAGTTTCATCTGTTAAGATTAAACCACTAACTTTCTTTGGTTCTTCTTTTATTATATCAACTATAACGTAATCATTAACTGCTTGCATTTTCTACTCTTATATTTGAAATTACACAATCTGCTGACATAACAGTTAAAGCTACACTCACAGCATTTTTAAGCGCAGATTTAGTTACTAATACTGGATCGATAATACCCTCGCGAACCATGTTAGGAAATGTTCCGTTTATAACATTACAACCATAACCTTCTTTTAGATTACTAGGTTTCATCATTAAACCAGCATTGTCCATTATTGTTTCATATGGTGAAGATAGAGCATCTAACAATACCTTACCAGCATCGCTGGTCGAAATTTTTTGAGATGCATTTAATAGTGCTATACCACCTCCTGGTACAATACCTTCTTGTAGTGCAGCTTTAGTTGCATATATAGCATCTTCTATTCTATCTTTCTTTTCTTTCAGCTCAACCTTAGAATTAGCACCAACCTTAATTATACCTACACTACCTGATAACGTAGCTAATCTTTGCTCTAGTTTCTTTTTAATAAAACCATTCTTTTCTTCAGCTAACTTTTTATTTAATTCATCTATTCTATCTTCAATACTATCCGTCATACCTTCTAGTGTTAGCACTGTGCTTTTATCATTTGTTACAGCAAACTCAGCTTCTCCTAAGTGCTCTGGTTTCATAAGATCTAAATCATCACCTAACTCTTCATTAAGTACTGTTGCTCCAGTTAGTATAGCTAAATCCTCGGTGGCATCCTTTTTAGTAGGACCAAATCCTGGAAGATCTACTATATTGACCTTTATATTACCTTTAACCTTATTCATCATGAGTGCCGACTTTACTTGCTGTGCTACTGGTGCTACTATAAGTAAAGATCGGTTACTTTTAATAACGTGTTCTAGTATAGATTGTATTTTTCTAACATTTGGTATCTCAGATGAACATATAAGTATTAGCGGATTATCCAATTCACATGTATGTTTTTCTGTATTAGTTGTAAAGTGTGGTGAAGTTAATCCACAATCAACTTGAACTCCATCTACTATATCAACATATGTGTCTTCAGTTGGTGATTCTTCCATAAGAACAACACCATTCTTACCTACTTTTTCGTAGGCTTCAGATATTATAGCACCTAACTCCTTATCATTATTACATGATATAGAGCTAACAGACTTTAACATATCGCCTTCTACGTCAATAGCTATAGTGTTTAAGTAGCTAATGACACTATCTAGTGTTTCATTTACTCCGTCTTTAATTTCTCTGATTGTAAGACCATCTGCGACCGCAGTGTCTATTTGTTTGATTAACGCCTCTGCTAATACTGTAGCGGTTGTAGTACCATCTCCAGCTTCTTTAACTGTATTTCTAGCAGCTTCTTTGATTAGTGTTGCTCCCATGTTCTCAACCGGATCATATAAGACTACGCTCTCTGCAACGGTTACACCGTCTTTTGTTATGACCGGTTTGCCTCTCCCGTCTTCATAGATGACACATTTTCCTGACGCACCTAATGTAGACTTAACGGCTTGGGCTAATTTATTTATTCCTGATATTACTTTATCTTTGGCTTCACCTCCAAAGGCGAGGTCCTTCACCAATTCACTTGGTAAGTTGTATTCCATAATGTATTATATTTTATTAAATTAAATTTGGTTTTATATGGTATTATAAAATATTATTTTTTATAATATCCTTTCTTGTAGTTTTTTAAAGGGGAATTCATTTTGTATCCTCTTTTCTTTTTCATTGGTGGATCCATTTTTCCACTTTGAGTATCTCTTCTAAGCTCTGATGTTCCTTTAGTTTTTTTCTCTTCTATATTAGCCATATCAGACCAATATTTCTTAGAAGCTTTTTCAAAGTCCTCATATCCAGTTGCATCATCAAATACATTTTCTGGAGCATGCTTAGCTCTTCTCTTTTTTACACCATCTTCCTCAAAAGTTTCCCATCTACTCGCGTCATCCCAAGCTTCTTTATAAGATGCTAATGATTTCTTTTTAGTTTTAGGATCTGTTTTAACAAACTCCTTAAGCTCTGGTTTAGAATCTGAAAATTCAACTCTTCCTGGTTTTTTAGTTTTCGCCTCACTATCTGTAGATGGTGAATCAAAGTAACCTTTTTTCTGTCTAAACTTACCAACCATACCTCCAGAAGCAGAAAGACCTGGGTTAACTGTTTTTATTTTAGCATCCTGATACATTTTATCTCCGAATAAACCTCCACCATACATTTTTTTAGTATCATCTGCTTTAGTTACTTGAACCTTTTTACCAAGATACTGATTTGTTTCAGGATCGTAATACTTAGTAACATCTCTTTTTCTACCAAATATATTTAATGTAGGTTTCTTTTCTTCTCTATATTTAGGTTCATCTCTAAGAGCTCCTTTTTTATGGTGCTTACCCATTTTAAATGCCATAGTTTATTCTTTATTGTTGTTAATTTTTTCAGCAGCTATTGCTTCCGCCTCCCATGGATGGTTAGGGTGACCTTCCGGCCACCTACCATTTGGTCCATCTATAACGGCAATGCCGTCCTCTTCTTTTCTAAAGTATATATCTCCTTCCCACATCACCCAATTATCTCCATAAGCAGCTCTTCCTTCTTCAATTTGTCTGATATGTGCTTCTTCGTGCCTAATAATTCTTTGAGCTTCTTTACTATTCATATCAACACTAACGTCAATATCAATAGATCCATCCATGTTAGCTTGGGCTAAAGAACCATCACCTAAATTCTTTTTAAATAGGTTGGTATTACTCGGGGTCTTAAACCCTCTACTTTCTTTCCCTAGCTTAAATGCCATATTACTTGAATGTTTTAACTACTTTAGGTCCTTTTATATACTCTATTTTTTTAGCAAAATGATCAACACTACTTTCTATAGCTTGCTCAGCTCCTTCTAGTGTTTCTCTTCTGGTAATATCAACCCATTGATCTTCATCTTCAGGTTTATTAACCTCTGTTTGATAATATCCGTTTGCTAATTGTGTAATTCTCCAATTCTTTTTTTCGGCTAGATGTTGCCATTCGTCGAATTGTTTTTGTGAAATTTTTGGTTCAGAAGTACGCGTAGTACCTCTATAATAAAAATAAGTCATATTGGTTTTTGTTTTATTGGTTATTAATTTTGTTTTATTGTATTCGGTTATCTATCCTTCCCCTTCGATAACTACCAGCGGCAGATGTAACATGACCTATTGTTAGGTCTCTTAAATTACTATCTCCGTTGTAAATAGCTACAGCAACTTCATTTTGCTTGTTATTATTTAGTTTTTTGGTCTTTACTTTGTTTTTAGACTTCTTTTCCATCTTTCTTTTCGCAAGAGCTAACTTCTTTATAAGTAGTTCTTTCTTAGAAAGCTTTTTCTTTTTCTTTTTTCTATGTCTTTTTAACTTGAATGCCATAATTATCCTCTATCAAATCTCCAGTATTCTAGTTCAGGTGTTCCAGTAGCGGCTTGCCAATGTAAATCGCCGACATAATCCCATGGAAACCATGCAAATTCACCTGGTTTTAACGTCATTGTTCTTAAAGTGTCGTGAGTATCATTATCTAGACATGTTGTTGTTCCACCAGAACCACCCGCTGCTGGAGCAGTAGGTGCTTGAAAATCTCCACTATTAACACTTGAACTAACAATACCAATAAATATATTCTCACCTGTTGTTGTAGAATTGTTCTTTAAATAAACAAACCCTCCAACTGTACCAGCTGTTACATTATCATTACCATCTGAATCAGCACCACTTAATGTAGCTAGAGCACTACCATCTATCGGTCCATTTGTACCATTAGCATTAGCATTTAAGGTTGTCGATGTTTCAATTAGTTGTTGATCTAGTAAATCTACAGTTAAAATATCGTCTATTGATAGAGCTAAAGACCAACTAGACGGCCCAGGATTTGTTGTAGCTGTATCAGCATTTGATGTTAAATTCAATTGCGGTTTTATTACTCCCATAATTTATGATTTTATTTATTAAGCTCCTCTATCGAATAACCAGTACTCTAACTTTTGACCTGAGGTACTAGCACCAACGTAAATATCTTGCATGTAATCCCAAGGCATCCATGCGAACTCACCAACTTTCAATGTCATTAGTCTAGTTGTTGCATCATCAGCATGATCAAGGGCTGTTCCGTTTGCACCGAAATCATCTGGATCAGCTGCTCCTTGAAACACAGTACCAACATATATTAGATTTGTTGTACTAGCTGCTGATATGTTCTTCATATATAAGAAACCACCGTGTGTACCTGGTGTATCTGCTGAGTCACCAGCGAAACTATCTCCTGCGAGCATTAATGTTGGTGCACCTGAATGAGCTGGTGTTATAATCTCTGATCTAACTATGTCTACACTTAGCAAATCTGTTGTACTTAAACTTAAAGCAACGCTAAGAGGACCAGGGTTGGTCGTAACACTTGATTTGTTTGCCGTTACCGTTATTGTAGGTTTTATATAATTTGGCATTTGTTAATATTTTTAATTTTAATAATTGTACGATTCTTTATCGCTTTTCTACAATGAAGATAATTACACAGAAGAATTGATATTTACTATTTATCCCGTATTATAAATATAGGAATAAAGTGCAGCCCCCCTTCCCCCCAGGCCCCCACCCCCCTATGAAAGTCAAATCATTTCACCCAGCCCCCCAATATACCCCCATTTTCCCCCATATATTCTGACTTTTTTTCTCAAATACATATTCACTCACTAACTAACTACGAATCCACTAAGATAATATATATGTAACAAATAAATAATATACTTATGATAATAACATTTATAATAATAAAGACAATTGATTTAATAATTAAAAATAAAATCGAAAGTACAAAGTAAATACGAAGTATAATAGATAATAATAATATAAATAATAACTTACTAAAATATAATAATATGACTTTAAAAAGATTTGTAATAAGAAAGTCCTTAATAGGCAAGAACGAAGTAATAACGTTTACTAACAAGAAAGGTGAAGTAGTAAAGTATAATCATGACGATGTGTATAACGCTCACAAAGATAGATTTGAAGCAATGAACTGTTTCGCTAAGTATAAAAGTTATACTAATACTAATGCTATGCCAGCATTCTGCCGAGATATGAAGATTCAGTAGTATCTCGCACACTAAAAACAGTGACAATTGCCTATTACTCTTATAAGTATAATTAGCTAATGTCACACTTTTAAAAATAATAAGTAATTGTGGAGTGAGAGAAGTGGCGGAGTAACTGTAACTAATTTTAATAATGTAAACAAAACTACTACTTTTACAAACTAAATACGAATAAGAAAAGATAATATAAACGTAACTAAAATATAACAAATGGAATTTATAATACTAGTAACAATAGCAATAATAGTAAAAACCGCTGAGAAATTAGCTAAAATTGAAGAATGATGATAGATTTGAAAACATTAAGTAAAGAACAATTAGAATTAGTACTTCATAATATGAGAATATATGGAGTAAGCAACGAGAAGCGTCAAAATGTTATTGACGAGTTAAACTCTCGAAATGAAGAATAATTGTGAGTCGTCACAATATAAATACGAACAAGTGTAGATAATATAAATATAACTAAATAAAATATATAATTATGACTAATGTAATAGAATCAAAGAGATTTGTAGTAAGACAATCTCTAGTCGGAAAAAATGCGACTATAAATGTAACTTTTAAAAATGGTAAAACTGCGACTTATAATCACGATAAAGTGTTCGCAATAATGAAAGATAAGCTAGAAGCAATGGCTTGTTGGGCGAAGTACAAGTCGTACACATCAAGTGGTAATTTACCAATGTCGGTAAGAAATGAAGACATTGCCTAATGCGAAAGTTTAATCATGAAGTGGTGTTTAAGAGTTTATTAAACACCATTTATATCGCCAGCGGAATTGTGCTATTGATATTAATGATTAGTAATATGTAAATCATACAAAACCACTAATGAAGTGCTGATTAGTTAGTGGTGATTTAAAGTCGTAGTTGACTACGTTTAGCGACTTATAAAAAATGCGAACGAGTAAGTAGTGAAGGCGGCTGTAGTCCTCTGTGAAAAACCAGTTAACTCCGAGTGATGACAATCAAGTGGTTCGAGTCCACAACTACTACAAGGTAATTATGGTAAAGCGATACTGATAGCGACCGAATGCGCAGAAAAGCTTAGTGAGTTCGATTCTCACTATTACCACTATGAATATAGAGATAATAATGAGTAATACTTACGGAGTATTAACAAACAAGTGTTCCGTAGAAGATATTCTTAACCAATATGAAGGTGAAGATGCAATGTTTTATGGTAATCCATACGATATGGAATGTACTGATATTGATGAAGTAATAAACTTCTACGAGAATACTGAAGAATATGAAAAGTGTAGCGAATTGTTAAGTGTTAAAAATGACATTATAGCAGAAAAATTAACTAAAAAATTGATAAGAAAATGCCTTATAGAGAATTAACAAACGAAGAGTACAATCAAGAACAGCATGATTATTATGCTAGTTACTTGGAAGATCAAGTGGAATTCCACATAAATGGTTGAGTAGCTTAACTGGATAAAGCAACAGCCTTCTAAGCTGTAGAGTGTAGGTTCGAATCCTACCTCAATCACAATGTAAATACGATTAGTGTAAGATAATATAATTATGAAAATACGACGAAAAGACATAAAAACTAGAGACCCTTATTGGAAATTAGCGTCCTTCAAACGTGTTCATAAGAGTAAAAAGACTTATACTAGAAAGAAAAAACATAAGAATAATGAGTAAATTAACAACAGTAACAGTGTTAGACTTCATAAAAGGTGAAGTTCACCAATATGATATTGACAAATGGAACATAGATAAGTATTCTATAGAAGATTTTCTATACAATAACGACCATAATGTGAGTAATTGTCAGTGGATGGTACACGAAGATGCTACAATATATGTAAAATAATATGAAAAAAGTAAGAACAATGCAAGAAGCATACCGAGTATTTGAATTACTTGGTATCAAAGAAGTCACTAAACCGTGGCAAAAACGTAAAGGTACTGAAGTATGGGAGTTACCATTTAAAACTATGTACTATAATGGTAGTACAGAAATCAATAGATTTACTATTTATAAGAACGGTTATGTTCGTAAAATGATAGTTTATGGTGAAAATAACGCTAGTAAAAGCTGTTATCAACTAAATAGAGTGCGTAAAGTAGCTAGTTTTATTAAAGATTACAAGTGGTGTGATGAGAGAAATGACTCATTTTGGACTGGTAAATACCGTAAAGTATACAACAACGAGCGAATTATGATAGATACTCATAGAGATCGAGTAGTATATTTATGTAATTACATACTAAAAAACTACTATAGGAACAGTAAGTGTGGTTTAGTTGGCGAATATACTATGAAAAGAGTATCAGAAGTACATGGTGAATGGTGGAGAAACGAAAGAAAACATGACCAATTACCATTTAAATGTGAATCAGAGACTTTCACTAAAGATGAAGTCAAAGTAATAATCAACGGACACCGTTATAATTTAAGTTAAAATATGTATAAAGTAATAGGAATTTATAAAGGTAATGAAGAAGTATTGGAAAAACAAGTAGAAACCAAACAAGAAGCTAATCGATTAACACAAGAATATCAAATGTCGTTTGGTAGAGAATGGATAATTTATAATAAATAATAAGATATGATAGAGAAATTAAAAGACTTAGAACAAGAAGCAATGGACGAGTTAACGCCTGAAGATTACATGGCGATAACCTCTAATGTAATGGACGACTATGAGCGACCAATATACCAAAGTGGATATATAGATGGCTTACAAACCGCTATAAGATTACTTAGTGAAAATGACTCAAACATGAGCTACAATATAGAGATTGATGAGATGTTTGGTGAAGATTATGCTACGATTGATGAAGATGAAAACACAAAATAAATACGATAACTCGTAGATAATATATATATGAAATGTAAATGTAATAAAATAATACCAGAAGGCCGCCTGCGATTAGGCTTTAAAGTTTGTGTAGATTGCTCGACTGTTTCAAGATACGGTTGTGCTCCAGTCATAAACCACAAAACGGGTAATACTATCCAGATAATGTCTAGTGAAGATGCTGCGAAAGTCGCTAAGCTATTCCGCAGGAGAGGCTACGGTACAATGCTAAGATAATATGAATAAAGAAGAATTAAATAAAGAAATAGAGAAACTAAAGGTTTCACTTGAAGCCCATGAGGAACAAGTAAAAGATTTAAATCACGATTTAAGAACTGCTACGCAGAGATTAGAAGATATTGATAAGCCAAAGTTAACTCCAAAACAATTTGATGAGTTGCATAAAGTTATAGAAACTAGCGTGGAAAACTTCGATTTTAACCAAGCTGATAACTATAATGTAGAAATGGCAATGGAATATGATAATAAAGTGGTATTAGAGCACATAGAATTTGAATGCCATGCTGATTTATACGAGCAAATCATAAGAGATGTTGAAAGTTTATTTGGCGTAGCTGATGAAAGTGACGACGACAAAAATACACGCTATTGGGATAGCGATGGAAATGTTGCCTCGCCAAGCGAATAATCAGTTATAAACGAGCGTGGGTTGTAATCACCTGAACAAAATAATGCGCTCAAACGCGAGGGAATAAAGTCGAAAATGTGACTTGTCCTAGGAAAAAAAGACTTCCCTCGCACGTCTCCAGAGATAATAACCTTTACGTGGTTGGAGATATAAGTAGGAAGTGTTTAGATACAACTGAAACTAATAATTATCAAGTGATCTGACTATATCTATGTATAAAGATGAGGTTGGTCACCGTGAACTAGGTGGTTCAATGTAGGATAAAGCGATTAAAACAAACTCTAAGGTTCGCGATGGAATAGTAGGCGAAGTCATGCTATAGAAGTCGAAGGGATAAGGTTTTATAGAACCACTCCTACGGTTCACAACAGCTTGAACTGGGCGATGTCCGCAAAGAGGGGATGACGTGAGCAATCACAAGTATTACCCGCTGGGTCGTTACCTGACGAGGTGGGAGGTTCGATCCCTCCCCAAGCTGCTAACACAAATTAAATACGAATAAAGTAAGATAATATATTTATGAAGAATTTATACAACAGACTCAAACCAGATATTCTGGCGAGTATAAACGAAGATAAACAAAAGTATCCTTTTACAACTAGAGCATTAAAGCTTAAACTTAAATCTACTTATGATTGGTCAGAGTTGTCAATAGGTAATGTTCATTCAATAATTAACCATTCTCATATAAATTTAGTTGATATTTGTCAAACAGATTTATTATTCGGAGTCAGTTTTTTGAAAAAATAACAATATGGAGTGGGAAATAATAAATAATGGAAATATGTTAAGTATAACAGGAGTAATATTAGCTTATTTGATATTTTTTATAATATCTATAATAGGTGTAAAACAATAAAATATGGCAACAAGAGCAACAATAAGTATTGCTAGACGTGAAGAAGGAGTATCGTTTAGCGAAAAACCAAACAAGACAATTGTGGACATCTATCATCACTATGATGGATATCCTGAAGGATTAGGTGTGACATTAGCATCTTATCTTGATGATAAAGCAATTACAAATGGATTAGGTAATAGAGATGATTATGATTATTTCAATGGATTGGGTTGTTTAGCTGCATCACTTATAGCTGAACTAAAAGATGGTCCAGGAAACGTGTATATAGAAGACAAAGATCGACCACATGGTTGGTTAGATTATAAGTATTATGTGTGGGGAGATGATAATAAAGGTATATGGATTAGTATATTTGATGGTGACGAATGTATATTTGTAGGAAAACCTAGACATTTATTAAAAAAATACTATCAAGGATAACACGAACTAAATACGATAACCTATGGATAATATAAAAGATGAAAATTTAAAACGACTAGGTAAATTTATAGCTGAAGAGCTAATTGACCTAGCAAGAGAAACTAACAGTGAAGATTGGGTGGAAGAGAATATGCGAGACCACATGATTGGCGAGTTAGCACGTTGTGTCACCCTTCAAAATCTATACTTAGATCGCGAAGAGTTCGAAAAATGTGCTATCATGAAAATAAGAATTATGGAATTAAGTGATAGGCTTGACCTACCAATCGACACTGATTTAACAAACTTAGAAGATGAAGATGAAATATAAACCAATGTTAGCTTACCCAGTAAGCGCAAAACCAATAGACTATAGTAAACCAGTGTTTATGCAACCAAAACTAGATGGCGTTAGATGCTTAATACAGTATGACAATGGCGTAGTAACTGCGTACTCACGTACAGGTAAAGTGTGGAAAAATATCGACCATATAACCTGGAACTTATACAAGTTCTTTGACAAACACCCAAATGTTGTACTTGACGGTGAGTTGTATAATCATGATTTTAGAGATGATTTCGAACAAATCATATCTATGGTCAGAAAAACAAAACCAACTGCCGAGGCACGTATTAAATCACGCGAAAACGTACAGTTTCATTGTTACGATATTGTAAATAAAAAGATGAAGTTTAGTACACGTGACAAATGGTTGTTAGACAACTTAGTAGAAAGCTACTGTGTAAAACATGTAGACACCATATCTATAAACTCTGATAATCAAGCCTCGAGAGAGCATTTGATAAATCTTAATGGAGGTTACGAAGGTTCTATTGTAAGATTAGATACACCCTACCAATGTAGGAGGTCTCATAGTCTTAGAAAGTTCAAAGATTTCAGCGATGCTGAAGCTAATATTGTTGGTTATGAAGAGGGTAAAGGCAAAAGAACCGGCACGCTAGGTAAGTTTATAATGCAAGATGATGATGGAAATCAATTCGGTTGTCCACCAGGTAAAGGTCATAATTATAAAGATCTTGCACTGATGCTTGCTAATATCCATGAATACATGGGTCAGCGTGCTACCTTTACATATTTTGAGAGAACTAAGGCGGGATCGTACCGCCATCCACTATATAAATGTATAAGAAATTATGAATAAAGAAATATTAAAGTATGTAGATGATAATGATTGGGAACTTAAACATAGTGTCGATGCGTTATCTTATGCTGCTATAAAAACAGCTAATTTATTCTCAGATGTAGAACCTATGGAGGTTATAAAATTTATGCTAGGTGATATACCAATAAAAGCACGTTTCACGCATAGCTATGGATTTCATACTAGAGAAGGCAGAGGAATAAGAGAGTTTTTTGGCACTAAATACCACGAATATGCAGAATAAAAGATTAAAAATAGCAATAGAAAAATTTAATAAGATTAAATATAAAAAAGATAATTCTAAAAGAATTATTATAGGAACGTTAAAACCAAACTGTGACAAAAGCCTTAAATAACTATATAGTAGGAGGCTAATGTCACAAATTAAATAACATGGATAGAAGATTTAAATACTTATGGGACAAGCAGGTTGTCTATAGGAGAGATCCAATAACCGATATACCAGATGAAGAAACGGATACATACATGTTTTATAAAGATGGTACACACCAGTGTTATGATTTATTTAGAAGTAAAGCGAAAATTACAACATGGAGATCGTTTTACTGGCACATGCTAGTATTATGGCATTTAAATCCTGAGTGGGAAGATTCTGATGCTATGGAAGTGGCAACTTACTTAGCATATAAACCAAATGGCTTTACTACATTCAACATGAACAAGTGGAATATAGCTAGATTGGTATACGAGGTGTCTGTGTTGGATTTAGAAACACCTCCACAAAATAAGCTTAGAAAAATTATATTTAAACCTAATTGTGGTTTAGATAAAACAGAAAAGTTAAAGATAGTGGGTAAACTAATAGGTAGATTAAGAGGTATTCAAAAAGAAGACATATATGAAACCATGTTATTAATGAACGAGGAAGATCAAAAGGTAACTATAGCTAAATTAGCTGATAGTTTAAGAGTAACACCTAGAACTATACATCGACATATGTGTAAAGAGTTGAAACAAATAAAAGAAGAATTAAATGAAGAGATTAATATATGACCTGTATTATGCAGATAAAATAACTAAAGAAGTAGCTATACAGTTATTAGATAAATGGAGTTACGGATATAATAAAAGAAAATACTAATATGACTAGAATAAACGTGGGAATACACCCAGCTGAGTTAACAGATAAACATCTGTTAGCTGAACACAGAGAAATAAAACGTATACCAAACTGTGTAGCTAAAGGTAAATACAATATGGATGGTGTACCAAATAGATTTAAATTAGGTAAGGGACATGTTAAGTTCTTTTATAATAAGTTATTATATTTAAGTAAAAGATACCTACAGTTATACAAAGAATGTATAGCAAGAGGTTTTAATGTACAAAACTATATAGAGGCATGGACAGATATACCAATAGAACTAATGAATGATTACTATCCAACAAAAGAAGATAGGTTGATAGTACAACAAAGAATTAACGAAAAATTAAATAAATGAAGAAATATCACGTACAAAACTATGTAAGATGGAAAAAAGATATGGAACAGTCTTTAAAAAGATTACCTAGCACATCTTATGATAAACTTAATAGAAGTCAATTGATAACTAAATTTTTACCATTAGTAGAGAATTTAGCTAGGAGGTTTTCAACATCCCAACAAGCTAGTGGAGTTATGAGTATAATGGATATTATACAAGAAGGTAATTACGGTCTATGCGCTGGTGTAGATCGAATAGAGTGGGATACTGTATTAGCAGCTGAAGATCAAGAAAAAAGATTAAAGTCATTTTTATCTAAAAGAATTAAAGGTGCTATACGTAGAGGTATTGATACAAACAGGGGTAGCATGCGTATACCAGAGCACAAACTAAATGAAATACGTAAAGACTTTGGAGAAGACAAGCGTATGGTATCTATGTTTTTTAATTCTGTGTTTACCAGTCTAGATGCTGGCACACCAGAGCAGCAGAATGCAGCTTATAATATACCCGAGGTTAAAGAGTATAACAAAGAACTCTTATCGGCTTATGTAAAAAGCTTAATGCTACAACACTTAAATCCTAAAGAATATCAAGTGCTAAGACTATCTTATGGACTTGATTGTGATAAGCATTCTGCTAAAGAAATAGCGTATATACTAGGTATAAAAGGTAGTAGTTCTTATGTTAGAATTTCACAGTTAAAAAAACAAGCAATTAACAAGTTAATTGACAACGTTTCACACTCGCAAGTGATTGACTATCTGTAGGTTAGAAGTAATTTACTAATGTAAATAATAAATAGAATATGTAATTATATATATAGACCAAAACCAATAAACCATGAAGAATTTAAACCAAAAACTAGCAGTCATACAGACTGAATTAAAAGCAAAAAAATCTTCGTATAATTCTTTCGGAAAATACTATTTCCGTAAAGCCGAAGATATACTCGAGGCAGTAAAGCCTTTCTTACTTAGAGAAGGTGTATCAGTTAGGGTCGATGAAGACCTTATATATGAATCACCACCTACAATTCAATCAACAGCCACAATTTCCGATGGCGAAAATTCAATTAAAGCAACAGCAATAGTTGGTGTAGACCTTAATCAAAAAGGTATGCAGACGGCTCAACAATTTGGAGCAGCTTCATCTTACGGGAAAAAGTATGCATTAGGCAACTTATTTCTAATTGATGATACAGCTGATGCTGACTCGACTAATAGTCATGGGAAAGCAGCACAAATAGTTAATAAAGCTAAAGCTAAAATGACTGAAGAACAATATAAAAAAGCTGTTGAGTTTGTTAAAGGAGGAGGAGCTATTACTGCTATCGAGTCTAAATATGCTGTTACACCAGACCAAAAATCAGGATTAACAAGAATAAAAATATCTAATTAATGGATAAAAAAATAATAGAAAAACTAAAACAGGACGAACATTACTATGGAGATTATGGTAAACAGTTCTTAAGTAATTCAAACATATCTACATTACTTAAAAATCCTAGGTTGTTAAGAGAAGATAAACCTAAAACATCAGCAATGGTGATAGGAGGCTATTTTCACACTACAATACTAGAACCTGATAAGCTTGATAAATTCAAGATTATTAAGTCTACAACTAGGAATACTAAGCATTATAAAGAGATGTCTGGAGGTGAGATCTGTCTACTTCAACACGAGGTTGATAAAATAGAATTAATGAAAGAAGCTGTTATGGATAATGAAGTTTGTAGAGATCTTATATTAGGATCTGACTTTGAAAGAACTGTTGATTACGAGGTTCCAGGTTATACTGAGATATTCGGTAATAACTGGAAAGGTAAAGCAGATATTATTAACCATGATGAACAATTAATTATAGACTTAAAAACTACTAGTGATCTAGATAAGTTCAGATGGTCTGCTTCTAAGTTTAACTATGATAGTCAAGCTTATATCTATAGACTCCTATTTGATTATGATATGTTATTTATGGTAATAGATAAAGAAACATTACAAATAGGATTGTTCGACTGTTCTGGTGATTTTTATGCGTCCGGTATGGACAAAGTGCGTAAAGCTACTGACGCGTACGATCTGTTCTATAAGACAGATGATTTTGACAGTAAGCAATATTTAATAACTAAAACCTTATAAACCATGAGTAAATATAAGATGAAAACCTGTTTAATATCAGGCAAGAGATTTAAGGCAACGAAGGACAATTTTTATTTCAATGCAAGCTCCGCTGATAAGCTACACCCTTATCATAAAAAATATGATAATTTCAGAAGAGTTACAGGTGCTTCTGTTGATAAAGTAAAAGAATTAGTAACATTAATAAATGGATAAATATGGCAAGTATAATAAAAACTTCTATAAATCTTTCTGAAATACCGAAAGATAAAATATTCGTAGGGAAGAAAGGTAAGTACCTACCAATAACAATAACACTGAACGATGAAGTCGATCAATTTGGAAATCAAGGTCCAGTAGTTGTTGAGCAAACTAAAGATGAAAGAGAGGCTAAAGTAGCTAAAACTTATCTTGGTAATGCTAGAGTAATTTGGACAAATGGAGATAATGTTGCTCCAGCTCCAAGAGATAATCAACCAGCGGCTGAACCAGCACCCGTTAAAGAAGCTGATCTACCGTTTTAATGAATATTGAGAATACAGAGATCAATGGATTCTTGATTGATAAATTCAATCAATATAGTCTAAAACCTGGAAGCACCCAAGGCATTTGCCCTTTGTGCTCCCACACTAGGCAACCTAAAAATAGGAAGTTACAATGTGCTTCTTACGATTGGGAACGTGGTCTCGGCACTTGTCATAACTGTGACACTAGTTTTCAATTACACACTTACCAACGTAAGGGTAATGCCACTAGAGAATATGTAAAACCAATACCGGTTGAAGTATTCGAACCAGTTAAAGACAAGGCTGTTGAATGGTTTAAAACTAGAGGTATATCTCAACAAACGTTAGACGACTTATACGTTACAACAGGCGATGAGTTTATGCCTCAAACAGGCCAAAAAGAAAATACTATACAATTTAATTACATTATGGGTGATGAGCTTGTTAATGTAAAGTATAGAGATGGTCGCAAAAACTTTAAACTATACAAAGGTGCTGAAAAGATATTCTACAATATAAATAGTATTGTAGGTTATGACTGGTGTGTTATCACTGAAGGTGAAATGGATGCGTTAGCGTTACACGAAGCTGGAATTAAAAATGTGATATCAGTTCCTAACGGTGCCACGTTGAACAGCAATAATCTAGATTATCTAGATAATTGTATTGATTATTTTGAAGACAAGGAAAAAATTATATTAGCAGTCGATGCTGATGAGGCTGGTCAAGCTTTAAGATATGAGTTTATTAGGCGTCTTGGTGCTGAGGTTTGCTATTTAGTAGATTTCAACGGCAATAAAGATCCTAATGACTTCTTAATAGAACATGGAGCGGAGGAACTTAGAAATGTTATAACATCTGCCATACAGGTTCCACTAGAGGGCGTTTCAACTCTTAAAGATATAGAAGCTGAACTACTCGACTTTGTACACAATGGTTTTAAACCTGGCTTTCAAGTTGGTTTAGAGAACTTTGATAGAATATTCTCTACATATACCTCACAGTTTATAACTGTTACAGGCATACCATCATCTGGTAAGTCAGATTTTGTAGACCAAATGTGTATAGGTTATAATAAGAATTATGGTTGGAAGACAGCTTATGCTTCTCCTGAGAACAAACCTAATTTTTTACATGCCCACAAGCTAATACGTAAAACATGGGAAGGAATGCCAACGAAAGATGATGTTGGCAGTGATAAGTGGAAACAAATCACTGAACATATTAATGATAATTATTTCTTTATTGATATGGATAGGTATACACTTGAAGACGTATTGCGTAAGGGCGCTGAGCTTGTAAAACGTAAAGGTATTAAATGTTTAGTCATTGATCCTTTTAATAAAATTAGAGATGTTGACTGTAAGACTGAAGATGTTAATCGTTATACTATGGAGTACTTAACTAAGATCGAGACGTTTGCTAAAAAGTATGATGTGTTGGTGATGGTTGTTGCTCACCCTACTAAAATGTATAGAGACAAAGAAGGTAAGATTGAAGAACCTACGATGTATAGTATTAAGGGTGGTGGCGAATGGTATGACGCGAGTTATCACGGCTTACTTGTACATAGGGATTACGAAGCTGGAACCGTTAAGGTTAAAGTTCTCAAGGTCAAGTTTCAAAACCTAGGTGAAAACCAAGCTGAAGCTCATTTTAATTGGGAACCAAAATCGGGTAGTTACATACCGTTAGTAACCGACACAGCTGATGTTGGACCTTTACCATGGGAAAGTTAAGAGAGGAACACGGTAAATACCCTAAACACGAAAGACAAGATTTAACGTCTTATAGTTGGTGTTTTAATAATGGTATTAAAATAGGACCGATTCCTCTTTGGAATGAAAACTATGGTAATTGGACAGTGGAAATAACAATGAACGGTAAAAGAAACACTGATCCTAATAAATACAAAAAGGAAAGTATTATGCATAAAGTGTATGAATACTGTGATTACTATTATAATAAATATAAAAAAGATGGAGAATAGATTTAAAAATGCAAATGAAGCTTTTAAGTATTTTAAATGGCAAATACCAGAATATGGTATTGAATTTGATGACACACAAGCTTTATTTAATGTTGGTTTCTACTTAGAAAATCCAATGGACAATTTAATTGAAGATCAAGATCGTAATTGGAAATGGGATTATGCTGAAGCTGAATGGCAATGGTATTTATCTGGCGATAACAATATAGAAAAGTTAGGTGAACTGTATGGTAAAGTACCTGAGATATGGAAACGCATGGCTGATGATAGTGGTTGTGTTAATTCTAACTATGGTTGGCAATGGGAAAGAAATGACCAACTAGATTGTGTTATAGATTTACTAAAGCATAATCCTAAAACTAGACAAGCTGCTATATCTATATACGATCGTAAGGAAGGTTACATATACGATAATGACACACCATGTACTTACGCTGTACAGTTTACAATTATAGGACAAAAGCTTAATATGTGTGTTGCGATGCGTTCTAATGACCTCTGGTACGGTTTTTGTAACGATCAATACTGTTTTTCTAAGTTACAGGAATTAGTTGCTACAGAGACAGGTTTATTAATAGGTAGTTATTACCATTTCGCACACAATTTACATCTTTATGATAATATAATTGAAAAGCTATGATAGATAATAAATATGTAATATACCACATACCAGGAAAAAAGATCGGTGTTACAAACGACTTGTATAATAGAGTTGAATGTCAACAAGGTTATGAGGTAGGTGAGTATGAAGTTCTTGAATCATCTGATGATATAGATTATATATCTAAGCGTGAAATAGAGCTTCAAAAAAGTTATGGTTATAGAGTTGATCTAAAACCATACAACGAACTGAGTGTTAATTTAAAATTAAAAAATATGAAGATAAACGTTACGGAACAAACTACTACGTTTCCGTGTCCACTCAACAAACTTAAAGGTCAGTTGATGGATAATCTTGAAATGCATTGGACAACAGAACATGGCAATGCTTATTTAGATACTGATCTAATTAAATGGATAGTTAAAAACGCTAAAACATCTATGTTTAATAACGACAGGTGTTATGTTTACAACAAAGCTATGATTAAGTATTTAGATCACAAAAGATATAAGAATGAAATCGATGAACTTCCATTTAAAGAAGATTTCTATGAACATGAAGACGATGTAGTTTTTTACTTTGATATGATTAGAGACTGGGCTGAAGAGCGTGGTATATACGCGAATGGAGATCCTAAAACTCAATCACTAAAATTAGTTGAAGAAGTTGGCGAGACTTGTCGAGCTATACTTAAACAAAACAAAGATGATGCTATGGATGGTATCGGTGATTGCGTTGTTGTGTTAACTAATTTAGCTGAGTTATTAGATACATCAATTGAAGAGTGTGTTGAAAGAGCTTATGCTGAGATAAGTAATAGAACTGGTAAAATGAAAAATGGAACATTTGTAAAAGATTAATATATGAGTAGTAGAGAAATAATGGAAGCTAAGGGTTTCAGTAGAAACGACTATAATGGAGAGTTTAGAGATCCTGTTGTAAAACGTGTAGTACAAAAATTCAGAGACAGATCAGACGCTGGTTTTGTAAAGTATGGTACGACTCTAGATGAAGAGAGAACAACGAAAATGAAAGGTCTTATGAAGTATTTAATTGATATTCAAGAAGAACTTATGGATGCAATACTGTATATACAGACTGCACAGGAAGAACTTAAAGAACAGTTAGATGAGAAAAAGACGTAAAAAAAATGGACCTGTCAGGTCTAAAAAGGTTATGTTTGACGGTATAACCTTTGCTTCTGGTCTAGAAAGGTATATGTATCAAGCTCTTAAAAAAGCTAAAATAAAAGCTGATTATGAAGGTGAAACATTTACTTTAATAGATGGGTTTGAATTTGATACTACTAGTTATGAAAGACAATCTAACGGTAAAGGAGAATTTAAAAACAGGGGAGACAAAAAGATATTACCAATACGATACACACCAGACTTTGTTAATAGTAAGTTTATAATAGAGTGTAAGGGTCGAGCGAACGAAAGTTTTCCTATGAGATGGAAACTGTTCAAGAGAATGATTAATAAACAACGACCATATGTAACTTTATATAAGCCTCAAAACCAGAAAGAGTGTGATCAGGTAGTAGAGTTAATAACTAAAAATAAATAATATGAATTGGGAATTTAGTGTAGGATTTTATCCTGGTATACTTTTTGGAATGAGAAGCTATACCGAACGAAATAAACAAAACCACGTAATATATCTACCACTTGTAGATTTTTGTTTAACAATATTTAAAAAGAAAGGAAAATAATGAAAGAGATTAATAGTAACATTTTATCTGATATCACTGTTCATATGAAATATGCTAAATATGTTCCTGAGTTAAACCGTAGAGAAACTTGGAATGAATTAGTAGATAGAAATATAGCAATGCATATTAAGAAATATCCAAAGTTGGAAGTAGAAATAAGAAAAGCATATAGTTATGTGTATGCTAAAAAGATTTTACCATCTATGAGAAGTTTACAGTTTGCTGGAAAGCCAATTGAAATCTCACCTAATAGATTGTATAATTGTTCTTATCTACCAGTTGATAGCTTAGACGCATTCAACGAGATAATGTTCCTATTGTTATCAGGATGTGGAGTCGGTTATTCGGTTCAACAGCACCATATAAAACAATTACCATTTTTAATGAAACCGTTTAGAGGAAGATCTAGACGTTTTGTTATAGGTGATTCGATTGAAGGTTGGTCTGACGCTGTTAAGGTGTTAATTAGATCTTATCTTGGAGAGAAAAGAGCTTCAAGAATAATATTTGATTATACTGATATCAGACCTAAAGGTGCTAGGCTAGTGACATCAGGTGGTAAAGCACCTGGTCCACAGCCTCTGAAAGAGTGCTTAATTAAAATTGAAGGTATTCTTGAATCCAAAGACGATGGTTCAACGTTGACATCATTAGAAACACATGATATTATATGTCATATAGCCGATGCTGTATTAGCTGGTGGTATTAGACGAGCTGCATTAATTAGTTTGTTTACTGCTACTGACGATGATATGATATCTTGTAAGTCTGGTAATTGGTGGGAAACTAATCCACAAAGAGGTAGATCAAATA